TGCTGCTTCTGCTGCTGCTTTAGCTGCTGCTGCTTTATCTGCCGCTACTTTTAACCGTTGCTCATTCTGCGATTTTTTAAATTCTTCGATTTTATTACTATAATCTGATGCTTTTTCTGCTGCTGCTGCTTCTGCTGCTGCTGCTGCTTCTGCTGCTGCTTTAGCTGCTGCTGCTTTATCTGCCGCTACTTTTAACCGTTGCTCATTCTGCGATTTTTTAAATTCTTCGATTTTATTACTATAATCTGATGCTTTTTCTGCTGCTGCTTTTTCTGCTGCTGCTGTTCTTTCTGCTTCTACTCTTTCTGCTTCTACTCTTTCTGCTTCTACTCTTTCTGCTGCTGCTTTTTCTGCTGCTTTTTTTTTTGCATTAGCCTTATTTGCATCCACCACTCTCTTTTCCGCCGCTGCCCTAATCTCTGGTGTCGACGATGCTTCCATAGTTTCCCTTACTTTCGTCATATACATCTTCTCTGATGCAGCCAACGCTGCCTTCTTTTCTTCTAACTGCTTCGCTTCTGCTGCCTTCTCTACTTTTAACCGTTCCTCATTCTGCGATTTTTTAAATTCTTCGATTTTATTACTATAATCTGATGCTTTTTCAGTTGCTGTTGTCTGATCAAATAGCTTTTGTTGTGCTATTTGGCTTTCATAGGCTTTGGATTGTAAATCATCATCAATTACTTTAGCTGCAGCTATTCTTCCTTTCGCTTCTGCATCATCGGCCGTCTCTCCATTACTGAGTGCATCAAGCACTGCTCTATCCCTCTCATATGTTGATTTTTTAGTGAGTGCAAGTGCTTTGTCTGCCTCTGCTTTCTGTCCTTCTAAATTAGCTCTGTTTCTAGCAACTTTCTCTGCTGTTGCTCTCTGTACTGTTCTTGTTTTCTCTGCTGTAGCAGTTTCTCTTGCTTCTCTTGCTGTTTTCTTTGTATTTCGTTCTGCTTCTCTTACTGCTTGTCTTGCTGTTTCCTCTGCTGCTTGCTTACTTATGGTTAATTCCGACTCAATAGTCTTCACTCTAGCTGCCTCCATCTGCTTCACTTCTTTCTCTACTTTCTCAGCTGCAATCCTCATCAATATTGCCCCCCTCTTTCTTGTCTCTGCATTATCTAATGCAGTCTTTGATTTAAAAATCAGCTCTTCTAGATTGGTCTGTTCTTGAGCATTACTCCTAACCGCGGTCTCCTCCTTCGCTAATGCATTAGCTTTTGTTTTTGACTCTGCGTTATCCCATGTTTCATTGTACGATTGTAAAATTGCTCCAGTCTTATCTTTTAATCCATTTGCTCTCAATATCTTCATTTTCGCCTTCTCTTCATCAAATTCCCTTTTCCGTTCACTCTTTTCACTCGTTGCCCTCTCTATTGCATTTTGCAATGCACTCTCATTGGTAGTTAAATCATCTTTTGCTTTAGTTATATCTTTATCCGCTTGAGATTCTATAGAATTGGCTTTACTTATATCATTCTTTGCTTTTGTAAATACACTCAAAACATCCTCTTGCTTTATTGATTCTGGTTTTGGTGTTTTGACCCCTATAATACTTCCAATAAGGGTTCCTCCACTCAAATTTAGCCTATTATTGCTCAATGTTTTTGCCTTTGCTTTCTTCAGTTTCCTCGACATAATGAACTGTTTCAAATTAGTTACTATGTCGTCTTTTTGGTTACTATTTTTTTTTTTAGTGTTTCTATAGTTTCTATTTTTTTTAGTAGTCATTATATATATATAATTATATAATTATATAATTATATAATTAATAAAAGATTTATACCTAATTATAAACATTTAATTTGCTATTAATTGCTATTATTTGGTTATTAATTTGCGAACCTTCATTAATTCAACAAATGGAATTGCTCCTTTGCTTGGTTTAAATAATGTGATTAATGCATTTCCTGTTAATAATAGTAGTTCGCGTAGTTCATCATTTTGTGTAAATTTTGCATATAGCGCCTTTTCTAATAATCCAGGTTCCATTTTTTTAAATTCTTCATCATTTATTAGTGTTGATTTTATAGATTTTTTGGCAAGTTGGCTTTCATAAAATTTTTGCGCTTCTTCTATATTAGAGCCATAAACTCCGTCTTTTTTAAACTTACTAATTATATCAGTTATTCCATTAAATCGGCTAGCTAACATATAGTGTTTTACACTTGTCCAATTAATTCCGTCTATTTTCAAATTTGTCACTAAAAATTCATTATCCAATTTTTTCCGCCATTCGGGGTATTTTTTCTTATTATTTAATTCGAGAACGTTTTTAGAAATCTTTAATTCTGGTTTAATTGATTCACCGCTACCTTCGCCCACTTTTGCGTGTTTTGATTTATTATATACTTGAATTACTATTGAATCATCATAATCTTGCGACTTAGGCTTTTTAGTATCCACTAATGTATCATAAGCACTCTTTTTACTAATACTAGTTGTTTCTACTCCGTGTTTATTTGCAAACGTTTTAAAATCAGGAATTAATACATATAGTCCGGCGTTTTTCTCCATACATCGTTCTAAAATCAATTCTTTAATCTTATAAGGCACTTCGCTAAATGTAAGAGCTCCGCGTTTTAAATTTTTATCATAAGTAATTAATTTATAGTGATTGTTTTGAAAATAGTCAGCCATTATATAATATGACGGTTCAAAAATGCCACGTTCTTCTAATTTTATATCAGGACTAATGCATTGTAAAACGTGTTCTTTTTCACCTTCAACAAAATGGTTTTGGGATAAAATTATAAATTTTACATTGTATATTCGTTCTAATGAGCTTAGTGCCCAATTATCCGCCCAATAAGCGCCGCCTACTTCTTTAATTACTTTCTTGAGATCTTGTACACTATTTACATCTTTCATAAATTGAAACTCGTGCGCCAAATCTTCTAATTCTTTGCCTTTAGTGTTTATAGAAGTAAATGTGTTAAAATTGTCTTTGGCATCTTGAATTAGCTTAATTTTATCAGGACCATCGCTTGTTCCAGTAATCATCTTTTTTAAAGTGTTGTGTTTATGTTTATGCGTTTTTAACTGTTCTTGTGTTGTTTTCATATTATTATAGTATAGGTCAAATAACTCCTTATAAGTTTGAAAAATGGTTTGGTCTACTTCATTTGCTAATTTTTCTCGAATAGATTTTACAGATGTTTCTATTTTAACTGTTTTCAAAGCATCGCGCAAAACCGCAAAAAAGCAGTCTCCTGCGCCCTCATTATCAACAATTTCATATTTATTACTTCTTAAGTATTTATTAACCCACACATCTTTAGGGTCTTCTTCGTAATTCGCAATTTCATAATCGCTTTCTTCTTTACTTTGGCTAATTAAAGTCATTAAATTATAATTAATAGATGACTTAGCGCTAGCTTCGCTAGCAGCCTCGCTATTCGCCTCCTCCTCTTCTTCTTCGTCTGAGCTAATAGAAGTGCTGGTATCGACTTCGCTAGGGGCATTAGACATTGTTTCAAAATCATCAATCAAATCATAATTGTTCATAATTAATGATTTGGAATATGGAAACATAATTGGGTCACTAAGTTTGTTTAAGTCAATGTCCCCATTATGATCTAATAAAGAATTATAGTCACTATTATTTGTTTCATATATACCAATTTTAGACACAATTGAACTATTATTTACTAAATAGATGTTAAAAAATATAATTTTACTGTTTAAATGTTCGAAATTAGGAGCACCCAAAACAAATTTAATATGCTTATTATATATTTTTGCATTATACACGTATGCCTCTTTATCTAAATCCGATTTATCTATGTTATTTGTTACATTATAGCGAACCTCTTTTTTTAGATTTGAATTAATCATTATAATATATTATATATTATATATAACATATTTTTTATAACATATTTTTTATAACATATTTTTTATAACATATTTTTTATAACATATTTTTTATAACATATTTTTTATAACATATTTTTTATAACATATTTTTTATAACATATTTTTTATAACATATAAAACTTAAAAACTTAATTACAATACATATTTTTTATATTTGTCTTCAATATCCATTAGTTTGAATTTAATCTTATTTGTAAAATTTGCATATTTGCATTCATTGGATGCGAGTGTTTTAATAGTATTATATAAATGTAAACAATGATCTATTTTTTTCATTAGTGTTGGGTCTTTAAATAATTCATTGTAAATTAACATTAAAAACTCAAGTATGATTTCGCAATAACTGTTATTTTTTTCTATTTTTAAATTAGTAATGAAAAAACTATTAAAATGGCTTACAAATTCTTCAATTACATTACAATTAATAAATAACTGTTTAACATAGTCATTTTCGCAAGCTTCCGATGTTAATTGAAATTGAAAATTAACTATTTTCTTATTAAAATTTATTATAAAAATAATGAAACATTTATATTTATCATTATTTTTGTTAATAGTATATTCATCATCGTCTATATTATTTTTAATAATGTGCTCTATTTTTAACAGTTCGTCATATTTTTCTTTAAGTAAGTTATATATATATATATTTTCAAAGTTAGAATCTTTAACATAATAATTAATTAATAATGCAAAAAGTAGATTAACATATATAGTGCTATAAGATAAATTATTATAACATATATGCTGTATAATGTAATTATCAATAATTGCATTTTCTTCACTATTGTCCTGCTCAATTAAATCATTGTAAATGTTTAGAAATTCGGTTTCTAATTTGCTATAATTGGCAGGCGATAATTTGTTTAATATTATTTTAATGTTGCTTTTAATAGTGTCCAACTTGCTTTTATCTTCGGCGCATTTTTTTTTAGTATTAACATAAGTGTTTTTGCTGGTTCTACTTAAAATAAAATTGTCTTTGCTAAGGCTACTACTATTAGAGCTATAAGCGCTATTAGAAGAGTTAGCATCATATTTTTTAAACTTATTTTTCTTTTTAAATTTGTTATCGTTATCTAATTCAAAAGTATTTAATAATATATCATTATTAACATGCTCTAATACGCTATTTAATAAATCTATAATAGCACTATCTAGTTTTTCGTGCTCTATTGATTTATAATAACTAGCAATAAATGATATGTCATAAATAATCATTAATAATGTTAATAATATTAAAATTTAATGTTATTCTTTTAATTATTTTCGTTATATTAATATTTATAAAGTATTTACTCTTTATAAATATATTATGGAACTAATTAGAACCTTAATAAGTTATTATGACAAAGGCGAATATAATACTAAAGATAAATATAGTGATGCATTTAAGTTACCTATAGAATATTTAGACGCAAATTCATTATTTGTAATTAATAATAATATTATTAATGATTTAGAATTAGTGAAGGTTAATCCGGCTGCTAACGCTAGTTACCCAGCTAACGCTAGTTATCCAGCTAACGCTAGTTATCCAGCTAACGCTAGTTACCCTAGTGATGCGACTAACGTGATTAATTTATTAGATATTTCTAATGCTAATGATAGTAACGCGAATAATGCAAACTACAATTTATATTATCACGTTTTTGATCCTAAAACAATTTTCGAGAAAAATATTATTAATAAGTGGAGTAAATACTATACAAATAACACGGAATTTTTATCAGAAACTCAAGATTTGATTAAAAATTATAGTCCAATTCCAAGTCCAAATCCGAGTCCAAATATATGCAAAAATACGACACTTTACAACAATTGTGAGCAAATTATATATGACAATGGATTTACAAGTAATTATCAATATATTGATATGCCAATATTACATAAATTTAATAATAACAGTGTTGTATTGCAAGCACTAAGCATTTATAATCTCTCAACCCCTGTTATAAGTTTAGCAATTCCAATCCTATTTATGCTATTACCGTTTTTTATAATCAAATTACAAGGACATAAAATTACACTAAAACTATATTTTAATCACTTAAAGTCTGTTTTTGCTAATCATATTATTGGTAAGCTATTTAGTTCGCTAAGTGAAACTAATTTGACAAATAAAATATATATATTTTTTAGTTTTGGATTTTATGTTTTTCAATTGTATTTGAACATAAATGGGTGTATTAAATATTTCCGTAATATTAAATATATGCACAATACATTGCAAGATGTAAAATTATATATTTTGGATACTGTGAAGAGCTACGAACATTTTTTGAGTTTTACAAAAGATTATGTCCATTATAAAATATTTAATGAGCGCATTACAAAAAACATCGCAATTTTTAAATCTTACTTATGTGAATTAAAAAAATTAACTCCTTATTCTTTAAAAATGAATAAATTATTTGAACTTGGTCAATTAATGAAATGTTTCTATTTTTTAAATAGAAATGACGGTTTTATTAGAAGCTTATATTTCTCTTTTGGATTTAATGGTTATGTTAAAAATATTGAGTCACTACAAAAGTATATTAGCAATAAAGTTATGAACTATTGCACTTATAATAATAATAAGCCTACTAACTTTGACAATGCTTATTTTGCTAATTTAAATAATATTAAAACTATTGAAACTATTAAAACTAATGAAATTATTGAAATTATTGAATCTGATGAAAAGCCTAAGCTTAAGCCTGTGAAGAATTCGTATAAGTTAGATAAAAATATAATCATTACGGGTCCAAATGCTTCTGGAAAAACGACACTATTAAAATCTACATTATTTAATATTATATTGTGTCAACAAATAGGATGTGGGTTTTTTGATGGTGCGTCTATTAAAGTATATGATTATATTCATTGTTATATTAACATTCCGGACACAGGAGGGCGTGACAGTTTATATCAAGCTGAAGCACGACAATGTAAAAATATACTACAACTTATTGAGAACAATAAAGATAAAAATCATTTTTGCGTATTTGACGAGCTTTATAGTGGAACTAATCCAGATGAGGCAATAACTACTGCTTATGGATACTTAAACCATTTAAATAAATTGAAAAATATCGATTATATGTTAACTACGCACTATAATAAATTATGCAAAAAATTAACTAAGCAAAACAATAATTTTTATATGAATGTTAAAACAAATGCAAGCGGAGATGACTTTGAGTATACGTATAAAATTAAAAAGGGTATTTCTAAGGTTAAAGGGGCATTAAAAGTTCTAAAAGATTTAGAATATCCTGATAATATTATAACAAATATGAAATAAAATAACAAATAAATACAAAAAAATAACAAATAAATACAAATAAATAATATTTATTCGTTAAACAATACTTAAAATAATATAGTTAAACATTAATAATAATGTCAATCTTATTTAAATTCGTAGGTTCTAGTTTTTTATTAACATTTGGTATTATATTATTAGTATGCGGTTCAATTATGTTATATAGCTACCGTAGAATTAATCTATTAGAGCGAAGCGTAATTGAGCACGGGAAAATATTGCAAAGCTTTATTTTAAATTACAATATTCAAATGCAAAGCATTAATTCTTTATATAGTAAAAATAAATTTGAAAATGAAGAGACTAAGCAAATAAAAAAAATTAATTTAGGCGATAAAATATATGTGTCTGAAGATGAGTATTCTGAAAATGAATATATAGTAAATAATAATACAAATTCGCATATAAGCAAAGCAAATCTAAGCAAAGCAAAGGATGATGATGATGATGACGACGAAGATGACGAAGATGACGAAGATGACGAAGATGTAAGCGAAGCAAACGATGACGACGAAGATGATGTAAGCGAAGCAAACGATGACGACGAAGATGATGTAAGCGAAGCAAACGATGACGACGAAGACGAAGCAAACGATGATGACGAAGACGAAGATAACGATGATAAGGAAGCAAACGATGTAAGCGAAGCAAATGACGAAGAAGCAAATAACGAAGCAAATGAAAAAGAAGCTTCTTTAGAAAAACTATTAATATTAACAAAAAAAGAGTTTGAACAAAATCTAAAAGATTTAGGAGATTTTGAAGAGATTGATTTAAATAAACCTTATTTTTCAAATAGCGACGATGAAACATTTATTAAAAATTTGCCAGTAAATTTAGATACATTTAATATAGATTTAAACACTAATTCGAAGATTATTAATTTAAATACTATAGAAATTCCGGATCAAGAAACTGATGTTGCTATTGATGTTGTTGATAGTGGAGTTACTAAGAAAAATTATTCAAAAATGAAAGTGGATGATTTAAAAACAATAGCTGTTACAAGAAATTTAATAGACAATGAAACAGCACAAAAAATGAAAAAAGCAGATTTAATAAAAATTATACAAAACGCATAAACAAACAAACATAACGTTTATTATTTATTAAAACAATAAACAATAAACGTTAATTAAATAATAAATAATTTAATTATAAAATATAATAATTTTAATTATATATAATAATAATATGTCTTATGGTTCGTGTTCTAAGGGTACAAATAATATAAATACGAATTTTCCGCCTTTAATGGATGATACTAGACTATTTAGCGATTATTATTCGTCAGTATTAAACGATGAAATGCTTAAACGAAATAATAATATTAAAACTAATAGCGACTATAGGCATTATTTACAAGTTAATGCGCAATCTATTATAAGTAATAATCAATTAAATTCGTGCAATGAATGCAGTGTGTGTCCGTATTATAGTAAAGCCAATTTAGAAATAAATAAAGCTACTCCATATATATTTGAACATACATTATCAAATATTAGACCATATGGTTATGAAACAAGTGATTTAAAAGATTTATATTTATCTAGGCAAAAGCTAGATTCTCAAAAGCATGTTACAAAATATGTTATAAAACCTAATTAATTTATTTATTTATTTATTAATTAATTATTTATTAATTATTTATTTATGATTTATAAATAATTTATTTAATTATTTAATTATTTAATTATTTAATTGTTTATTTATTTATGATTTATTTATTTATTTATTTATGATTTATTTTATAATTATAAAATATTTTATTATATTATTATTATAAAATGAACTTTTTCGATAGTTTGATGTCTCCGCTAAGCAAAGATCATTGTATGTTCTTTTATTATTTAGGATTATTAACGTTATTGTTGGCCTTATTTGCTCTAGGTGGTCTTATAATGGGATTATTTAAAAAACGCTCAGGCTATGCAATGGGAGCATATTTTATGTCTTTCTTAAGTAACATATTAATGTATTACACATTAAGAATTTATTATTCAATATGTATTGTAACATTGCGCTAATAGCTTTATAAGTTATAAACAATAATTTAATAAAAATAAAATTATTAAATTATTAAATTATTTAAACTATTTAAATATTAAAATATTAAAATATTAAAATATTAAACTATTAAACTATTAAATTTTTATTATATTATTATTATAAAATGAATTTTTTCAATAGTTTGATGGCGCCGTTAGGCAAAAATTATTGTATGTTATTTTATGTTTTTGGAATATTTGGAGCACTGTTAGTGTTTTTTAATTTTGCTGGCTTAATGCTTGGCCTATTTAGAAAAGATTCCGGATATGTAATGGGTCTATATATTGGGTCTTTAATATATGCGCTAATAGTCTATTATTTAAATAGAATACAATATAATATATGTAAAGCGGCATTACGCTAAATAGTATATAAGAAAACTATTTAAAGAAATGGCAACAAATTATATAACTAGCATTAATTTTAAGCTAAACATACATTTTTTTATATTAATATAAAAACTCTATTCTATTAATATAATAATACTATGAAAATTTTAAGTATTGATATTGGTATTAAAAATTTGGCTTATGCTATTTTAGAGGTTACTAATGCGAATACTAATTTAGATAAAAACACTATTGTAACTGGCTCGCAAGATTTTACTATTATTAAATGGGATGTTATAAACCTATGCAATAAGTTTATTCCATGCTCCACTAATACGTGCTCTAAACAGGCTTGTTTTCATAAAAATGATACTTTTTACTGCAAAAATCACACAAAGAAGACCGAATATAGCTTACCTCTATGTAATATAAAAACATTACATAAACAGTCACTAGCAAATCTCTCAACATTAATAGAAAAATACGATTTAAAAGTAGAAAAACCTATAAATAAATCTAGCTTAATAAAAACAATAGAAGAATATGCAAACACTACTTGCTTTGAGGCTATTGAAAATGTAAATGCTAATAATGTAAATCTCATCGATTTGGGTATAAGTCTTAAAAACGAACTCAATGAACTGTTTAATAGTTACGACCTTACTAGTATAGACCAAATTATAATCGAAAATCAAATTAGTCCTATTGCTAATAGAATGAAGTCGCTACAAGGTATGATTTCTCAATATTTTATTGATTGTAACAACCATAATATAGTATTCATTTCTGCAACAAATAAATTAAAAGCCTTTTTAAATAAAGATAAAGAACTAGATAAGCTAGATAAAGATAAAAAGATTTCCTATAACGAGAGAAAAAAACTAAGCATACTATATACAAAACAATTATTGGAAAACAAAAATATGTTGCCTGAACTTGCTTATTTTACCAAGCATTCAAAGAAAGACGATTTAGCGGATTGCTTGCTTCAAGGAATTTATTATTTGGATAATAAACAAGAAAGCATTAAACTATAATTATAGCTAATACAATATATATAATACAATATATATTATATATTGCGGAGTATTTAAAAATTAATCTTCTATTTAAAACATAATAGATTACATGAATATTGTTGAAATTGAGCCCGATTTTTTAAATATAGAAGATATTCAATTGCCTGAATTTAAAATTAGCGAACCTTACGAAGACCGCATTGAAGAACTTAGTTCAACTAGAAAATCTGCTAATTTTGGAGGTGGCATAGAATTATTAATGAATGAAAAAAATAAAGGTGATAAAAAGTTCTCATCTTCTATTGACATTGAAGACATCACAAATTTAGAAAATGAATTAAATGAGCTCTCTGATACTACTGACTATCATCAATCGACTAAAGCAAGTGCTAGTAGTGCAAATTTTGGCAATGAGGGCGCTAGTGCTAGTGCTAGTGCTAGTGCTAGTGCTAGTGCTAGTGCTAGTGCTAGTGCTAGCGCCGACAATGCTAGCACAAGTAAAGAAATTAAATATAAGCAAGACTCTGGCTCCGGAAGTGCGCAAAAAAAATCTATTTTTGGTGACCTTTTTGGTGGTTCCAAAAATAACGGTGCTCATATTAAGCCTGTTACAAAGAATAATGACTCCGATAATATAAACCTTGGAAAATCCACAGCAAATATGAATGAAAATAAAACGTGGGATGGTTTTGGCAAATTTAATAATATTCCTGTTAATTTGGACAAAACACAGCAAAAACCCGAATTAACAAAAGAAGAGGAATTAAAAGAAAAATTCAAATATTTGCGAAAGCTAGATGAATTAGAAAAGAAAGGCGTATCGCTAAGCAAGCGTTACAATATGGACTCTGATTTAAATGAAATGATAGGTGAATATGAAACTATTATTGCGGAAAAAGAGAGAACAAATGCTATTAAATTTCAAGGAAAAATGATGATGGCGTGTATTACTGGTTTAGAATTTTTAAATACTAAATTCGACCCTTTTGACATTAAATTAGATGGCTGGGGTGAGCAAATAAATGAGAATATTGACGAATATGATGATATTTTTGCTGAATTGCACGAAAAATATAAATCAAAAGCTAAAATGTCTCCCGAGTTAAAATTATTATTTCAGCTAGGCGGTTCTGCTATGATGGTTCATATGTCAAATACGTTGTTCAAATCTTCTATGCCTGGTATGGATGATATTATGCGTCAAAATCCGGAGCTAATGAGGCAATTTACTCAAGCGGCGGTAAATACTATGGGACAAACAAAACCGGGTCTAGGCGGATTTATGAATGGACTATTTAATAATGGTGGAAGTGGGGCTAATCCCGGCTTTGGAGCTTCAATGCCTCCAAATATAAATTCTGGGCCTCCGCCTGCGCCTATTGAAACAAAATTACCGGACCGCAGCCAACGAATGCCTAATATTGTAAATCGCCCCGACATTATGGCAGCACGGGGTTCTAGTTTGGGCAATAATGAGGGCAATCCATATGACGAAGAACGTATAAAACGCCCCGAAATGAAAGGGCCCTCAACAGTGCCACAATCGAACCAAAATATTGCCTCATTATTAAGCGGACTAAAGACCAAACAAATAGATGTAAATGAAACTAAGAACAATGAGGCGAGCACAATTAGTGTTGAAGACTTAAAAGATTTGATGAGCGGTAAAATCCCTACTAAATCTAAACGTAAGCAAAGAAGTGACAAAAATATTGTGAGCTTAGATATTTGAATTTGAAGCCCTATATCTTAAAAAAGAGAGAATAAAAAAAGAATAAAAAAAGAATAAAAAAAGAATATTAAATATATTTAAAATAATTTTATAAATATATTTAAAACTAAGGCGCTAACATATGGAATTTACTTGTGATTTTTGTAATAAGCAAATAGCTGAAACTTGCACTTTATATTTTGGCTTTGATTGTTTGTGTTGTAGCAACTATTGTAGGTCGCAAGTTATTAGTATAAATTTACAAATTGACCCAACAATGAATAATCCACATACTTGGTTTATACATAAATTGAGAGCAAGAAAAATTAAACAAAAGCCATTAATTCCAAAAACCAAATCATTAATTGATTTATTAGGATATTTAAAAATTTAAATATCTGTTTTCAATTCAATCGGTTTTACTTTAATAATTGGACTTTTAGTATTAGTATTAGTATTATATTTAAGAATACCGTTATGCAATTTTTGTTTATAAGACAAGCAATCATAGGGCACTTTCTTATAAATGGTTGTCCTATCTTTAATAACAGCAATAGTGTACATTAATACCATTATATTATAAAATATTATAATTAAATATATTATAACATTATTTTTATATAATTTTAATATATTATTTAAATATATTATTTTAATATATTATTTAAATATATTATTTTAATATATTATTTAAATATATTATTTTAATATATTATTTAAATATATTATTTAAATATTATCTTATTAATAAGTTAAAATTATATTTAAATATATAATCATAACTAAAGTTATAATGAAATATTGTGAAGAAAATCAGTTTCAACCTAAAATGCTATGTAATAAAGGAAATATTTTATTAAGCGAAATAAGAATGCCTTTATCAAATGCTAGTGTATTTAATTTACAATTTGAGTTAAATAATTTGGATACTAGAAAAGTAAATAGCGATTTACTTTTGACCACACAATTGTATAATTTACTCGAAAAGGTAAATGTAGACTTAATTGAAAAGATTCATATATTAAATAGTCTAGATAGTGTAGATAGTTTAGAAACGGATATATGCATAGTAATGAAACAAATTGCAAAGGAAGTTGGTATTAAGAAAAAATATATTTTATTTAGATCTACAAAATATTTGAATAAGTTGAATAATAGTATTACTTATTATAATAAGGATTTAATATATGAACATAAAGATTTAATAGAAGATTATTTAAAAACATTACATTTAGATAATAACAATTATGAAGCATTAACGTTTAACTTTGGAAAAACCATTATTACTTTAAGTAATGAAAATAATGAAAATATTGTTAATCTTAAATTTTCTGTAGATTTTCAAATAACAATGACAGACGACATACCTAATTATATGAGTAATATTATAGGATTAATGTTTAAAAAGATGTTTCATAATGTTAAATTATTTATAGAAAATTTGAATTCATAGAAAATTTGAATTCATAGAAAATTTGAATTCATAGAAAATTTGAATTTGACAAAATAATACGGAAAAAAGTATTAAGTAATTATTATATATAAATACTTAATACTTAATATACTATTAAATTAATAATTATGATATTTATTAGACCGCTAATTATAAGTCTAAGAATTGCAAAATTAGTTAGTATTATTATTTACGAATTTATTAACTACATTATAATTAAATCAATAAATAATGTATATAAAATACCTACGCATAGATTAGAATTAATTAAAGCACTAGCACAAAGGTTAGAATATGAAAATATTGTATATGTTAAATTGTTTCAAGCATTATGTTTAAATAAAGATTTATTATATTCTGATGAGCAGGATTTTTTAATAAAATATACTGATAATGTTCCTTATAGCATTAGTGATATTAATTATGATTTACTAAATAAATTACAATGCGAATATTGCATAACATTAAACAATGCTATTCCTATAAATAGTGGCATAGTAGGATTAATATTTGACGCACGTGATTGCTCTAATAACAAAGTAATTGTTAAAATGTTAAAGCAAAACAGTTTAAATAAATATACAAATGTGTTTGATGAGCTGTTATATGTATCGTATATATGCAAATATATTCCATATATTAAATATCTCAAAATAACAAAATTACTTTTAGACAATAGAGAGATTTTATTAAATCAAACGAATTTTATTAAAGAAGTCGATTCGCTAGAACTGTTTTCCAAAAAATATAAAAATAATAAAGAATACAGGTTTCCAAAAGTTTATAAAATGATTACTGAAAAATATCCCGAATTAATGGTTATGGAAAATATTAGTGGACTAAAATTGAAAGATATTGCAACTATGGATCCATCAATAAAAGAAGAATTTGCATATTTATTAAACAAATTTAATATATTGGGCATTTTATACCATTCGGTTATTCACTGTGACATGCATTGTGGCAATGTTTTCTTTTACATAAATGATGTATGTGATTTGTCAAATAATGAAACTGAAACAGAAACAAGCCCAAAATATATGTTAGGTTTAATAGATTTTGGGCTATGCACATTTCCAACTAAGGAAAGTCAAAACGCATATTACATTTTTTTTAACAATATGTTTTATAATAACGACTATAGTTCTATTGATTATTTAATCAATACTTTTATAGAAGAAAAGGAGTTATTTAACACTTATAATCATAACATAAAACAAGTATTATATAATGAAACTATTAATTGTTTGGATTTGTATGCAAGTCATAGTATATCAATCCAAGCATTAGTAAATAAACTGGGCATATTATTTTACAACTATGATTTGAATTTTACACGTGAATTTAACAGAGTTACATTAAGCCTACATACAACATATAGTTTTATAGCGCTATTGTCAAGCGATGTTAATGTATGTATTGAAAAAGTTATAAAAGAACTGAATTATTTTAATGAACTAATAAACATTTGAATCCTTGCTGGTGGGGGGCTAAGGGCATATAAAAAGTGCATAAATCCCCTTTTTTAAAAACCTTATGCTATATGGTCTTGTAACTTTATAATAAATATTATGTGTTTTTTTTTGTAAAAATAAATTTGACGATTTTTTGGAAAATGGACATTTATAAATGTCCTATTTTGAAAACCCTAACCCTTTATAGAAAAAAAAGAAAATTTGCATTTTTAAAATAAAACCAGACGCTAAAGGTGCAAATCCTTAATTTTTAACTGCAAAAAACGCCTTACCATAATTTTTTTTCGCCTTTTCTAAAAAAAAGGTTGTTGACATTTGTTGACAAAATTGTCCGGAATTATCCGCAAAAATCCGGTTTTTTTTGGCATCATAAATGCTGTAAAAAAATTACACGAAAAGCGCAAAAAGTGCAAAAAAAGCGCGCAAATTCTTCTAATTTAATGAAGAATTATGCTAAAATGTGATATATTGCACATTTTCTTCATTAAACTGTTGACATAAATTTTACATTTGTTTACAAAAAATCCGAAAAAATCCGAAAAAACTAAAAAAAATATGTATTAAATATATATTTATTTATAACTTATTGACAAATGTTGACAAAAAACTCCGCAAAAATCCGCTCGGAATTTGTATGTATCAATTGTAACTATGCTACGAGTGATAAAAAAGATTATAACAAACATATTGCTACAGCAAAACATAAAAATAATACAAACGTTGACACATTGTTGACAAATATAGGAAAAAAATCCGAAACTATGATTGAATTCATATGTAGTTGTGATAAAAAGTATAAGAGCAGACAAGGCTTATATGCTCATAAAAAAAAATGTAAAGTGTTGCAAAATGGCGCAATAGTTGATAGTTCAAATAGTCAAATAACTTTGGCAAATGAATTAACCAATGATTTAATAATTAAGTTATTGAACGACAATAAAGAAATGAGAGAAATAATAATAAAGCAACAAGATCAAATAAGTGAAATGTTGCCGAAATTAGGAAATAACAATTTTATAACAAATAACAATAATAATAACAAATTTAATATTCAGGTTTTTCTAAATGAGAGATGTAAAGACGCTATAAATATGAGCGATTTTATAAAATCTATTCAAGTTAGCTTGCAACAGCTAGATTATACGAAGCAAAACGGGCTAGTTAATGGGCTAAGTAATGTAATAATTGAAAATATGAGTAAATTAGGATTATATCAGCGACCGATACATTGCACTGACTTAAAACGCGAATCGTTATATATTAAAGACGATGACAATTGGGAAAAGGATATTAATAAAGAAAAAATCAGGAAGGCAATAAAAGATGTATCAACAAAGCAATTTTGCGCATTAAGTAAATGGACAAAAGAAAATCCGGATTTTCAAAACAATGAATATAAACAAAACTATTATACTCATACATTAGTCGCAATAGCAAACTGCAAGGATAACAATGAAGAAAAAATAATAAAAAAACTATGCAATAATAGCTATATAAAAGAAGAATGATTTAATAGTCATTTAAAATTGAGATTAAATTGATATTAAATTGATATAAAATTTTTTATTATTTAATTATTTAATTATTTAAGTAATAAAAAAATGGATTTAAATGTCGCAATAATCAAGATACAAGCATGGTTTAGAGGAACTAGCTTTAGATTAAGACGCTTACCTCTAATTATGTATAAAATTCAAAATTATTTAAAGCTACAAGTATTTCAATTTTCAAGTCAAAATGAAGACGGTAGAATAAATAGTTGTTTAGATGAAGTTGAAGTAGTCAAAATACTTAGCATAAAGTTTGGTGCAAGAATTAAGATACCTGAAAAGAGACATTGGTATGACATTTTAGCATATGATTATTTGTATGGATGGATTCCAATCAATATAAAAACAACAACAACATTAACAAGCGATAATACAGGTAATTTAGCGATGTGTGTATATGCTTATACAAATGAAGTATTGGATATTCATAGTAATAAATCTTATGACAATGGCAAAATGAGTAACATACTTGTCAATAAATTAAAAAATAAAGAATATAACTTTGTTAGTAAAAAAGATTATTATTTCATAGTATTAAATAAAACAGATTCAAGTATTATAATTGTTAATAGTGTAAAAGGATTGACACTATTAACACCAAATATAAATAATTTGCCATTTCAAGTTTGTTGGAATAACAATAAGACCTATAAATATGAAAACATAGTAAAAAAAATAACACAGTTCATTGTTTGCTTGCAAAAACCTAAACCTAGTTGGAAGGAAAAATTTATGTCAAACATAAGAACTTTAAAATTATAAATAGTCATTTGGAATATATGAATTACATATTTGTCTATGGCCTATTTTAAATCTTCCAGAAAACATAAAATTAGCTTTGAAAGTATTACTATTTATATATGCTACAATCTTATTTAAATCGCACATTTTTTTCGGTTTAAGCATTATTAATCCACCGCCAAAATAACTAACTTTACCTAAAAATGAGACATCAGATTTTCGCGTTAAATTGTAAATGTAAATACAATCTTTGGTTTTATTACTATTTATAGCACCTATATTTCTTGGTGCTCCCCATTCAAACCAATTCTTTTCAGTAAATTTTCGTATTCCTCGCGTAATAAGCTCATTTTTGTGCTGTAATAAATATTCATTAATTTTTGCATCTTCACAGGGATAATTTTCAATATAAATATATTTTTCAACTTTATTATGACCATTTAATAGTTCAATATTGCCGAGTTCTTCATTTTTATAAACATCTTCTTTTCCACTAACAAGACCAACATAAATATCGAAATAGTCTTGAAATAAAACACTATTACTATTTAGTTTTTCATCAAAAGTAATTAATCCGTTGCTGTTTGTAATATATAATAGCTTATCATTATATAACACTTTGTTATCAATTGAACTATTTTTACAATATCTAAATACAATAACATCAATAGACGCATTTGCAAACATTTTTTCATTATGTGGGTGATAAATATGAGTAAATGTTCCTTGTGTCATCATGCTATTTAATAATTTTGAAGCACTTGTTAATTTAAGAAAATCAGACGGAACAATAAATATTAACTCACCATTAATGTCAAGTAAATTATAACATTTTTCTGTAAAATCAATATATAAATTCCCCTTTTTAGTTCTAACATAAGGAGGATTTCCTATTATTGTTTTGTATGTTTTTGTTATATGTTGTGTCATAAAATCTCCATAAATAACATTAGTTTTTTCTATATTATCTAACAAGTGGATATTATTATCTATTTCATACATATCAAATGTTATATTAGGTAGCCTATTATTAATAAATGTTATTAAGTCTCCGCGACCAATTGAGGGTTCTAATATATTAGAAGGACTATTTAATATAAATTCAAACACTTTTTCTTTAAGTTCAATATGTGTTGTATAATATTGTCCTAAATCGTGTTTTGCTGTCATATTATATTAATATTTATTAGTATTTAATAATATAATATAGTAATTTTTGTAATAAAAATTCAATTTTTAAATATATAAGCTATTAATTAGCTACTAATTAGCTACTGCATTATCACTAGTAACAGTAATAATATTGATTTCCTTATCACTATTAATAGTAACTACATTAGCTAATTGTTTTTTCTTATAATAATCACTAATGCAAGAATAAATTTTATAATAACTAATAAAAGAAATAGAAAACATCGTAACACAACTATTGAATATCATTAAACTATTATTATCTTCAATACTATACAATACCCAACAAAAACTATGAAGAATACCTAAAAACAAGTAATATGGGTCAAAGTCTTTTACCGATTTTGTTTTATATGTTTTTATAATTTGAGGAAAATGATAAATCACATTAATAACATTACATACAACAAGAATATTATTTTTATACGTGTATTCTACACTCATATATAACGTCTAATAAGCATAGTTACATAACTTTAAATAATTTGTATATATTAATAAATATACAATAAAAATTGATACTATATAAATATTATATAGTATACTAATTATTAATAATATGGCAAAGGCAAAAGCACAAGCGCAAGCAGACGCAAAAGCACAAGCACAAGAGCCAAAAATATTTATATTAGTAGATACGAGTTATTGGATATTTTACAGATATTTTGCTATTATGCAGTGGTGGGGGCACTCAAATCCAGAAACACCATTAAATAACCCATACGAAAATGAAGAGTTTGTAGAAAAGTTTATGAAAACATTTAGTGAATCGCTAGCAGGCTTTAAAAAGAAGCAAAAAATACATAAAAAAACGACAACAATAATTGCAGCGCGCGATTGTCCTCGCAAAGACATTTGGAGAAATACACTATATTCCGAATACAAAGGCACACGTGACAAAGGCGACGAATTTGGTGGAGGCCCGTTTTTCAAGCATATTTATCAAGATGCATATAAGCTTTTATATGAGGCCGGTGTAAATAGCGTAGTCCAGTTTCCTAATTTGGAAGCCGATGATATTATTGCTCTTACTAAAAACTATATTCGCAATAAATATGTAGATGCGCAAATATACATAATTGCAAACGACCACGATTATTTGCAACTTTTAGATGAGCATACTGAAATTGTGAATTTTCAAAACAAATATTTGAAAGAAGGCAGCAAAGTGTTTGATGAACCGCAAAAAAATTTGTTTTATAAAATTGTATTAGGTGATAAATCCGACAATATTAATCCCATTTTTAAAAAATGCGGTCCAAAGACGTGTGAGAAATATTATGAAAACAATGAATTGTTTTTAGAAGCGCTAAAAAAGGAAAATGCTTATGAAAAATATGAGCTAAATAAAAAGTTAGTGGATTTTAGAGAATTGCCCGACGAATTGGTTGCTAAGTTTCTTGCGGAGAATGCTGAATTCTTAGCCAAATTATAGTTTTGCGACTTGTCTTTAAGTTGTTTTTTTAATGTTATTGTCGCCCAATAACATTTTTTATGTATAATAATATTATTAATAATAATACATATAATATTACTAATAATAATGATGATGTTAATAAAATACCCGCTATTAATTCCGACATTTGGCCACGGAGCAACCAGCCTAATAGTTAGCCCATATGCAACATTAGCAAGTAATTTTTTAAGTTGTTTATGTATATATTATTGCTCCTACTTTCAACGAGTAACGCTATTAATCGTGTTTTCTATTTATCATATAGCTGATGACTTTAATATAAAAAACAAACTTTATAAATATTCTTGGAGCTCGCTATTTCACTTAGCATGGCTTAAATGGCCATTGCTAAGTAAATGCTATTTAACGCTGGTCCATACTCCTAGACATTATTTTAATATTTATAAAAGGAAATTGCGAGTGACACAGCAATTTATAATAGGTATTGGAACAAGCTTAGTCGCAATTCCCTTTTTAAATGCTAATTTGGATAGCAAACTAAATAGCATTTTTGGCGAATTATGGTATGTTGGGCCAATAATTGCACACATAATAGTCCATAGTTATTATAATAATTTTCTTACTTAGTATTATGTAATTTAATACTTTTGGTTAATCCAAGCATATTTATTTTTAATACAAATAAAATGGTATCATTATTTACATCATAATAAGGTGCATCAATAGTACATCTATATTTAGTCATAATATTTTTTAAATAAGGGTCTAATTCATAGTTCATAGGTGTTTCGTCTTTAGTATTAGCATTATAAACTAATCCGTTGCAATTTATTAGTCCATATAATCTAACACGCGAAGTATTTTCTTTTAATCTCTCAAATTCTATATTTTGTTTTCCTATTAATGGAATAATAAGACAACCACTATATACTTTATGTAGGGCAGGCAAACTATAAGCTAATGCATATAATAATATGCTATACATATAAAAAATATTGATTATACTATTTTACCAAGTACTATTTAAATATTTTTTGTTAAAGTTTATATTTTAAAATATAAACTTTATGTAAGTTTATATATGAATAGAACTTTAAAAAAAACTTTAAAAAATAAAAACAAGTTGAAACAAGAAGGAGGAAATAATAGCATAAACGTTTTATCTTGGAATATATGTTGGCAAGCGATGAAAGGAGAAGCAAAAGGTAGTGCACCTATTTTAGGAGCAGTCTGTGCAAGAACAGAATTTAATCATAAAACTAAGTTAAATGCGTGTTCGACTAATGTTAGCAAATTAATAGATAGTCTTATTATTGACTATGATTTTATTGCTATACAAGAAGCAGTAAAATGGGAAGAAATTTATAAGCAGTCTAAGAAATTACAGGCTATGGGTTATGTTCATCATAGAATAGGTTCTTCGTCTGATTTAGTTACATTTTATAATAAAAATAAATATGAAGCAAAAGCTGTTGTTAGTTATACTATTATTCATAATGCTAAGAGAGGTCGCCCTTATCATATTATTTATTTACAACATAGAATAACTTTGGAGTTTTACATATTCATTAATTTACATAATGCAGTTGGTGTAACTAAAGACGACCTTGAACGTCAATTATCAAGCAGATTTCATAAATTTTTTGAGATTACTAAGACTGAACAAAAACACGCCGAACAGTTAAAAAAGCGTATTCAACCTCGATGGAGCAAGACTAATTATAATGTAATTGTTGCTGGTGATTTTAACGATCAAGGTTCAATGAATTATTGGCAAGGCTTATACCCTTTTAAGCATACAAATATACCTATTTTGAAAGATATTGTAGTAAAATGTGAGCCTGAACCACCGAAGACATGTTGTAGAGAGAGGGAAAACACTAATCCACCTTATATTGGAGATTATATTTTAGTTAATTCAAGTTTAGCCATAGAAAAAAATAATTATATACCAAAATCAGAGCACTTATTTCCATCATCAGACCATTTGCCTGTATTAATAGAATTAAAATCGAGAACAGCAGTTAGTGCTCCTCTAACTATTGGAGTACGCACAAGAGCTCGAAAAAAGAATGATTTAGACTTAGGAGAACCAGAAGAATCATATGAAGAATCAGACGATGAACTAATAGTCAAAGAATCAGACGAAGAATCAGACGATGCAATAATAGTACCAAGACAAGAAGAAATAATAGTACCACCAAATGCAATAATTCCACCACCAAATGCAATAATTTCACCACCAAATGCAATAATACCATCAAGACAAGAAGAAATAATACCAACAAGTCAAATAGAAGAAACAATACAACCACCACCAACACAACCAGAAACAAGAGCACCAACACAACCAGAAACAAGAGCACCAACACAACCAGAAACAAGAGCACCAACACAACCAGAAACAATACAACCAACACAAGGAGCAGAAACAAGACCACCAACACAAGGGGCAACACAAGGACCACCAACACAAGGAGCAGAAACAAGACCACCAACACAAGGGGCAACACAAGGACCACCAAGACATGGAGCAGAAACAAGAACACCAATACAAGGAGCAGAAACAAGACCACCAACACAACCAGTAGCAAGACCACCAACACAAGGAGCAGAAATAAGACCACCAACACAAGGAGCAGAAATAAGACCACCAACACAAGAGGCAGTGCAAGCATCTATAGAAAAAAAAGAATTTGCGAGAGAAACAGAGACAGAAACAGAGTCTACTAATATGTTTTCTGCTCCTTTAATGGCTATGATATGTGCAATTCCTGTTGTATATTTACTAAGCAAATAATTAATTTACAGGCAAATCACAACTTACAAAACTAGCCTCTCCATTAGCATTCCAAGAAACAACCAATACTATAACTTCTACACCCTGCTTTACAGCATCAGTAAAGGCAGCTCTATAAATAGGGTCTAATAACGAGGCTTGAAAACTAGAAACATCGGTTCGCTGAACAACAAAACAAATAATAGGCCTACTAATTTTTGACTCACTAATTTCAGCCAGTTCATTAATATGTTTTAATGCGCGTTCGCTCACAAGAGCTTCCTTCTTTTTTCTGTAGCCATCTGGAAAATAAGAGATTTTTTGATTAATAGCAATATTAGCAAAATCTCCGTTTTTAATCATTTTCTTGCGTTCAGTGCTTGACACATCAGCATAATCAGCAAGTGGAACATTTTTGACTTCTAACACAAAATATGTGCCTTGTTCGTCTATTCCTGCAAAATCAAAACGCGAATTAAGCAAACTAACTTCTCTCTTATAGCTCTTAATATTAGGCAATGTTTTCAAACAATTTTGTGTTAATGCATTTTCAACCAATGTTTCAGCTAATTTCGGGTCAATACCAATCAATTGATTATTTATAACCATTAAGCCATTAATCACTTTTTCTTCATAAAAACGCGCTAAATAAATTTTATAAGAACAAACCTTCGATTTAGATTGAGCACAATTAGATTTAATAGGAGAAGCATAAACATAACAATCCTTTTCGCATAGCCCACAACAACCTAGCGAAGCGCAATGAGCTTGAACAATTGAACCATCGCTAAGCTCAATATCAGCAACATACGGAGTTTTACATACTTTGGAGGGTCTTGATACAACTTTAACCAATTCTAAATCATTTAACTTATGAAGCATAATAGTAGCAAGCATAATAGCTAGCGTTAATAGTTGGCGTTAATAGCTAACCAATTATATCAATTTTTATTATCTAATTATCTAATTATCTAATTAGCTAAAAATATAACTCATATACTTCTATATTTTTTTCGCAATTTATAAAGTCGATTTCTATTTTTTTTAGTCATATTATTAATAAACCTAGAGTTTGGCTTAGTGTGCGAAAAAACAGAAAAGGGTATATTTATATGCTTAATAGGCTTTTTTGCTAATAAAACCATATGTTTGCGTGTTTCTGGTTTTAAAAAACGCCAAATATATGGCATTTTATTATGCAATGTAAGCACATCAACACTATTATTATTTTTTTTAGTTTTCACTAATACGCACTTACTTTCATCGCTACATGAGGACTTATATTTTTTATAACGACGCGATTTCCAATTTGACATATTACAATAATTCCAATTTTTTGATGAATTCGGATAACAATAAGAAGGAGTACATTTATTCATAGTAGCACCACAAGGAACGTGAGCGCAACTCTTATATACTTTACATATTGATGCATTAGAAGATTTATTCTTTGCATTAGAAGATTTATTCTTCGCATTAGAAGATTTATTCTTCGCATTAGAAGATTTATTCTTCGCCTTTAAACTCATAAATAATTATTTATATATATATAATTATTTATATATATATATAAATAATTATTTATCTATTATGAAAAATTTCTTTAACCTAAAAATGGTGTTAAAGTATTTACAAAATTGGTATTTCTAATTTTTGTAAAATGAGTTACATAATGTCTTCCGTAAGTAGCACTTACAACAGTAAGAACACCAATAGGATAATCTCCTGCGGTTAATATTGATGAAGATGGGAGTTTATATGACGCTATGTTGCTACTGTCATCTTTACCAACATATAAATTTTCCCTATTTTTGTAATAATTATGAAAGTTAAAAAAGTTAATGGTATCCTCGAATGTTTCAACAGCAACACCACTAGCTGGGTCTTTATAATAAATAATAACAAGTTCTATATAAAATTCATATATATTTGTAGCGCCTTCTCTAAACTGTTTATAAAATACAAAGTGTACTATTATACTTAATATAAATAATAATGCTAAACTTACAAATGTAACATAAAGTTTTTTGAGAGAACCAGCCTTTTGTAAAGATTTCATAGACCTGTGTTTAGCCATTTTATATATGTATATAAATATATGTATATAAATATATGTATATAAATATATATAAATATATATAAATATATATAAAAAGAATAATAAAAAAGAAATTCTCCTAAGTTCTCCTAATTTTTTTTCGCGTATGATTTTTGTTTCCACCACTTATTTTTGCTTCTAAAGTTGGCCGTGCTTCTAAATTTGGCCGTGCTTCTAAATTTGGCCGTGCATCAAAATTTTGATTTGGAGGAATGTCTTTATTTTTGGCAGTTATTGTTTGCTTTGGTTTTTGTAAGTTTATAAGTTTATTATATAAATAGGTTTCAGATATATTGAATTTACTATAAATTGAGTTATAAAAAGCTTTATCCAATATTTTAGCTCTATTTAAACATAGTTCACCAATTAAACGCTTTTGCAAACTCGGTTTATTACCTTTTTCATCTGCTTTGTAACATATAAATAATATAAAAATATAATAACTATTTCTTGTAATTCGATAGTCTCTTGAACCAACTCTATAAATATCGAATTTGTCATTAATAAGTGTTTTATCTCCTAATTGTAATACCTCCAATCTTTTAGAAAAATTCTTTAGAATTTTTTCACCTTTTAAATTATTATATTTAATACTTTTATTTTCAAAAATACTATAAAAATTTAATACTGGATTACTAATACTAGTACTAGTATTAATATTACTACTAATATCATTAGTAATTAATGTATCATAAACAAAGTAACTAGAATTAGCGTGAATAATTTCTTTACCGTTATACAACTTTAGTATATTTTTTAAAAAATATACTATATTTGGACCAATCTTTGTTTCGTCGTCTTGACCAAACTTTATATCTAATAAATCATTAAATTCATTTAATGCTATATCGTTATAAAATAGTTCTTCTTTGGTCTTTATAATTTTTTGCATTTTAACTGTATTTAAAATTCTATTTATTTTACTTTCATTAGGCTTATAATTAAATGTATCATAAATATATGTTGAACTATATTTTTTAAATTCTTCATTTTTATTGAAATTCTTTGGTTCAAATTCGATGACTTTTAAATGATTAGTTTTGTCTAAAATTTCTGTGTCGTCTATTATATAATTAATCTTTAATAATGGATTTTCATTAATATATTTTATATCACATTTAAAGTTTATGAATGCATTATAAAACTCTTTCCCGAGTTTGCTAAAACTTTTAATTTTATCTAGCTTAAAGGGATTAGTTTCTTCTAATTTAAGATTTTTAATAAAGAATTTCTTTATTATAATTTTATTTTTTTCATTAATTTTAACACTAATAATTGTAGTATCCAACAAATATATTTTTTTAAGAATATATAAAATGTTGTTAAATAATAATATATCCTGCTCTTCGCTTTCAGCTAATGTTTCAATATTTGTTTTATCTGGATAAACATATTTAATATTTTCTTTTAATATTTGCTTCTGCATTTCTGGAGTATTGAGCAAGTTAGGACGATTATAATAACCATAACTTGCTTGTTGGCTAGTCTTTGATGCTGATGCTATATTATTTTGTATAGTTTCAAAAATTGCATCAATTTTTCTCTCGTCCAAAAAATAGCGATATGTTTCAAACTTATTAAGATCTATATTTGTTTCTGGACCTGAGTTAATTTTTAACATAATATTGCTTAAATTAGTTCGAAACTCAAGCATATCTGCAGTCTTATCATTAGTATTTTCATATACTGACTTTAAATAAGACATTACATTTTTTCCAATTAATATTTTTACTGTGTTATCAAATAATGTATTTATACTTTCATTATTATCTGATGTGTTAGTTTTTGGTAATCTAGTTATAGCAGTTATATTTTGATTTAATAAATTTATGTTATCTTCTTTTTCGTCCACAGAATCATCTGCATATTTCTTGCTATACTCTATAGACTCTAGTGCAAAATTAAAAATTTGTGTTAATACTTTAATTTTAATAGTATTATCAGTATAACGTAAAATAGGTTTATAAAATTCATTTATAATTTGTTCTGGTTTTGAAGAGGCAAAATTTTTAAACTCATATTTATTTTTTTCTCCTTTAGACCCTCTTATACTTTTTAATATTTCATTATCAATATAATAATTGTCTTTCACCATATAAATATGATTATTTTCACTTAAATCACCAGGTAATCCATTATTAGAAATCTCAGCAAAATTTTGCAATAATATTTGGGTTATATTAGTAATAACAAATTCTTTTTCCTCATTTTCATCATTATTTGTTAATTTGATGTTTATTTTATATACTTTTCTTGATATGCCGGCCATATTATATCTATAGTTAATATAGATAGTTAATATTTATTAATTAAATTACTTAAATTAATTAATAAATTATTTAGTATTATTACTTAGTGTTATTACTTAGTATTATTACTTACTATTATTACTTAGTATTATTACTTACTATTATTACTTAGTATTATTACTTACTAATATTGTTAAAAGCTTCTATTTTTTCTAGTTTTTTGTAATTATCGATTTGACCGCGAGCTTTATTTAATATTTCATATGCTTTATTAACTTCTTCTTCTGAAATTACTTTATCTTTATTTGTATCAATCATTGAGGCTAATTTTTTGTATTTCTCCGGTAATATGCTATATTTTGATTTTTCATTAAATACGAAATTTGCTAAAATTATAAAAACGGCCGTTATAGCAAAAGAGGTTAATAAGTCCTTTGTAGCAATAAAAGAAATTGTAAAAATCAGGACTTCACGGGCTATATTTTTAAGTATCATTTCTTGTCCATTTGTTAATTTTAGCTCAATATATCTTGAACCAATATTCATAAAAATCATAAATATACCTAACAATATTTTACTTGTGCTTACATTTTTCAGAATCTTAATTGGACTATATTTTTCTAAAAAACCATTATTTTTTTTTAATTTTTTACCCATAATAGTATATTATAATAGCATTATATTATTTTTATAAAATATTATATATTAATAATTCATAATAATTCATAATAATTCATAATAATTCATAATAATTCATAATAATTCATAATAATTCATAATAATTCATAATAATTTTTTACTTATTATGTATTTGTTTTGTATTAATTTTTTATTTATACTTTGTCCGAGTAAAAATCCAAAAAAATTAGGAATTAATTCAGCAATTGAACCATGCCATCCGTGTATTGTTGAATTTTTTACATTAAATAGTTTGTCAATAATATTTAGAGGTTTTTTTATTCCACGATAAACAGTATAGTTATAATGTGGGTTGTTTTTTTCATTGTATCCACGTGGTGGATATTTTAAACATCCCCCTATATACTTTTTTACAATATTAGGATTTATATCTAATATATGTTCAGCAAACTCCCATAAAATACCTAAACATTGAAAAGTATAAAAATAAGAAGGAAATATTAATCCAAGTATTATAAATAATATAAAATGATTTAATTGAACTCCATAGAATTCATTTCTAATACAAGTTGTATTAGTTGAACACGGACAATCTTTTCCATAAATATATGCCCAAAATAAGAATATTAGACAAAACAATATAATTCCATTTTTATTATTGTATAATTTGATAGTATGTGCATTAAAAAATATCAGATTAGAATCATTATAATCTTTCATATTATATACATTATAATATTTTATTAAACAACTTTATTTAGTAGTTTTTACAAATAATATAATCTTATTTTTTTATAATAGTATAATATGTTTCAATTAAGCCCTGCTCTACTAGATTCTGAAAATAATAATTTAATAGAAACAAAATTAACTAAGAAACCATCATCTGGTTTAAATAAAACTTTAAAAAAGAAAAACGTGGAGTTTGATGTTGCAACCACAAAGAATAATGATGCTACTAAAAATAAAATAACAAGTTTAGGAAATCTAATGTCGCAAATTCACAATAATAGTGAAGAAGATGATTCTTATAACAGTACAAATTATCAATCTAATTTAATAGATGAAACTATTAGCACTTCAATGACTGATAGTTTAAATAGTGAATTAGCTAAAATACAAAAAATGAGAGAAGCGGGCAACAATATACCGCAAAATACTTTTTTGAGCAATGCAAATAATAATACTAATGCATTATATAACTTGGAAAATTCCAACGTATTAGGAAGTTTAAATTCAGCAAAAAATAGCTTAGCGAGCTATAATGAAAGTTATAACGTTAGCACCAACAATCAAATTGAAAGTCCTGTGATTTTTGACAATAATAATAATAAACTATTAAAAAAATTAGATTATATAATACATTTATTAGAAGAGCAACACAATGAGAAAACTAATCACATTACTGAAGAACTAATTTTATATTTATTTTTGGGATTATTTATATTATTTGTACTAGATTCCTTTGCACGAGCAAGTAAATATCGCAGATAAGTAAAATATTATATTATGAAACTTTTTTAAGAATAAATAAAAACTCATTGCTGTGATCAATGGAATCTAGCGATTGTTTATCTTTTACAATAAATCCCTTTACTTTAGCAATAGCTACTATTTCTTCAATAGTTGGCATATATAAGTTTATAATGTTTTTACGAACACTATTTGTTTCAACATTTTGGAAGGTTTCTTTATAATACGAATATGGATTATTTAAATAGTCAAGTTTTGTTAATTCGGCAGTTTTATTAGTATCATTAGCATTATTAGCATTATTAGCATTATTAGCATCATTATCATCATTAGCATCATTAGCATCATTAGCATCATTAGCCTCATAGTCCTCATTTTTTTCATATTCACATATATATTCTAAACTCGAATTAATTTTGATTAAATTTCTTGTAATAACATTATTATGCTTTTCTGGATTATATAGGACTGTTTTGTCATTTTTATAAATAATAAATGGTTTAAACTTGTCTCTATCTATAAGGTGTATTATTAATAGACCGTCACTTGTTAATAATAACGAACAATTATCGAAAAAGGTGTCTTTATCTTTAATATAATATATAGTTTTATTTAGACATACTATATGTGTAAATGAACTATAATCATATAAATTATTATTGAGTATATCTCCAACATTAAAATTACAATCTGGATATTTGGATTTTGCTGCTGCTATCATTGTTTTAGATTTATCAATACCAACAACATCATATTTCATTTTATCTAATAAACTTACGTGATAGCCTGTTCCACATCCTATATCTAAAAATTTAACAAATTTTTTGTTTTTAGCATAATTTAGAATTATTTTTAATTGAGCAACATCCCGCTCTTTATTTTCGTGAATGTTATCATAATATTTAGAATAAAACAAATCAAAAACTTCGCTGTCTATTTTGCTTTCAAATCTTTTTCCTGATGTCATATCATCATAGTTTTCATAAGTAATATGTTTATAATTTACTAAATGAACAGCTATGATTATTAAAAGTATTATAAATAATTTGTGCAATAATGGCAACTTAGCAAAATCTTTATAGGCTTTATAAATAAACTTCATTATTATTAATTGTTAATATTATATTATTAATATTATATTATTAACTATTATTACATAAATTTTTTATAATTAAACATTTTTTTATAATATAAAAATTTATGTATTATATTAAAATTTTTTATGTATTTCATTAGTATTAAATAGTATTGCTAGTTATGGAATCATCTTATATAAATGATGATAGACAATCATTTAAGAACATAACTTTTTCAAAGTTTCAAAAATCAAAAGCTCGACTAGAGCTAATTAAAAATTTATATGATGAAAAAATCGAAAATGCGTGTTATTGGAGTGCAGAATTCATATGTGCAGGACATTTTTTGGATTTATGGGATGTTATTTTATATTATTCTTACAAATATATACATAATGGTAATCCAAAATTAACATTATATTTAAATATGCGTTATAACAATTTTGTAGCTATTTTAAACAATGGTTATAGCGACAATATTATAAAAATGAGAAACAATGACAAAATTCGTAAATTATTTTGCGAGCTAATATGTGTGCTATGTTATTCACATAAAAAGAATGTTATATGCGACGTAAATTTAGACAAAAATAATTCATTTGAACTATCTTCTATGAGTGAAAAATTCAAAGCCCCGAATGTAACTTATACAGAAGTTATATTAAAACACGACGACCCAAAAGAACTAATTATACCAATAAACGAAATGGTTTATAATTTAATAAGTAAAAACATTATTCAAGTTTGTTATTGGTATGAGTGGCTAATAGAATATGAAAATATATGCACTAAAAAGAAGAGAAAATGTATTTGCGAAAATAGAGCGTTTGCTCCTCACGGACATACACACGACTTAATATGGATTGTATGGGACATACTATTTTATTATAGCGACCCGTCAATAACAGATAAAAAATATAATATTAGCACTAGCAATAGCACTAGCATTAGCACAAGCATTAGCAACACTAGCACAAGCATATTAAAACATAAAATAATACAAAATCTCTTTGATTTATTTGTAATTAAATACAATAATAGCGTTAAAAAAAAACGAAAATATATAATATATTTCGCATTTACTTTATTAATTGAAGAATTGAATTATTCAATCAATATTATTGAAAACCAAGAAGCAGTCCAAGTTATTGTTTCAAAAATAAACTCGGTTTATAAAGATATTAAAAAAAACGAGGAAATTCCAAATACAGATTATTTATTTAATAATCTAAATAAATCCAATTTGGAAAAATCTATAGAAAAAATGGACTTGTTTAATGAATTATGCTAATTAGATTAGGCTTTATAAGTATATACGTGTAAAAAATATGCTCGCGAACCAACGTCTAATGGTTTAACTGGTACAATATGTTTAGAACTACTAATAAGACGTATAATCTTAGCACGGCTGATTTTTAAATCTCTATGTAGCGTTCTTAACGAGAGATTTTTTCCATTATGCATTTTAAGATAATCTTCTACAATAGCACACGTTAACATTTATATATTAGTGTATGTAAATAATACTATTTTAATCTTTAAATGAGTTTAAAATAATAATATAGAAAAATAAAAACCCACATTTTATATAATGTTTATATATATAAAATGTCTGAAGGGCGTTTGTCGCCTGTGTCACCTCTGCCACCTGGATATAAGGCAAGAGCAATAGTAACAGATGCGGAGCGCGAAGCGACTATTGAAGAACTTGCAAGGAAGCGTAAACTTTCTGGTCTGCCTCCTTTGATTCCGATAACTGACACACAAGAACATACACCCATAAGTGTAGAACCGTCCCGTTACAGTCCCGATATTTTTTTCCGAGATGCTGAAGTAGCAACGAATTATAGAAAAAGATTAAAAGGAGAAGATTCTCCTATTACATATGGTTTTGGAAAATCAATAAATAATATAGAAGTAGCACAGAGTGAATTAGTAGATGCATTAGTAAATGCATTTGTATTACATATGTCTGCTAAACAGGCTTGGACAATAGGAGACACAGAGGAACTTCTTAAAACAAGATTAGATTTAGATGATTCTAAGAAAACCCTAAGAGATGTTTTTAATAATGTAAATAAGTTTTTAACACTAAAAACAGATCCGAATTTAGTATTTATAGAAATACATAAAGCATTACATGCTCCAGAAATTCCCAATGAAGATCAAGCTAGTGTTAGTAATGGCGGTAGAGATGATGTATATACTATTATTTATAACATAGTTAAAAGAAAAATTGATAGTGACAGTTTATTGGTATCTGAGGACATTAATAAAAAATTTGACTATCAACATAAAGGTGGAAAAAAACATAAAACACATAGAGCAAAAAGAACACATAGAGCAAAAAGAACCCATAGAAAAAAACATAGAACACATAGAAAAAAACATAAAAAAACTCGTAAAAACTAATTAGCTTCTATAATAAAACATAATTTTGTAGCCTTTTGTAAAGTTATAGAGTTCTGGTTCATATTTAGGGTCTTCTTCAAACTCCCAATCTTTATCAACATTTATCATTTTTTTCCAATCAAAACGCGATAATTTTGATAAACTGCTACCATCAAATTTATATTCTAGACCATTAACTGTTAATACACTAACAAAATGGCTATTTGCTTCGGGGTCAAAATGGTCTTTATTTGTTATAATTATAGAGTCTAACACATATTTATAACTAATAGACTGCGCGCTTTTTAAAGTAATAACATTATTAAATGTAGTTCCACTTTTAAAATCTTCTAATATAATAATATCTGGTATAATTGGTATATTTGGCATAACGTTAGTGTCTAGTATAACATTAGTATTTGATGCCAAAAATTTGCTCTGAAGAACATCATCAATAGCAACTACTTTAGTTATTGAATGTTTAAATAATTTTAATGTATTATATTTCAAATATTTTAGGATTGTTTCATAATACGTAAGAGGATTTCCGGGGTCTTCAATATTAGGTATATCATATATTTTATTACTATTATTAATCAATAAGTCGGGATTTATAGAATTAGTAGGTTTATTTATAATTGCATATATGTGATAAACAAAGTAATTTGTATTTAATTTATTTGTTAAAGAATTTATTTTATCAAATAGTATATTGGATTTCGTGGTTTGATTATACGAGGCCTCAATAAATAAATTTAATATAAAAAATATTTTAGCGAATTTTTCAGGTATTAAAGTCGAGTCAATTTTTTTACCTGTAATCATTAACTCTCTGAAAAATCTGAAAAATTTCCTGCCTTTATCGCTGAAGAAAAATGTGACAAACATTGTATTGAACCAACAATTAGATAAAAACTGAACAGGTGGTATAAATCTTGTTACATCTAAATGTTTAGATGCCTTTAGATTATGTAATAATGCAGACTGAACCTTTTTATCGTTATATGCAAGGCAAGTGTTGTTTATATTTATATGTAATAGGCTATCGCACAATTTGATAGACATTTGAGGAAGTGTTTTTAATGAGCGAATTACCAATTTATTATTTATTGAAGGAGAATACGAGCGCCTTTTACTTACTACTTTAGGTGTAGAACTCTTATTTGTTGTATAACTTTTTCTTGCTGTCGAACTTTTTCTTGCCGTCGAACTTTTTCTTGCCAATGGTTTAAATATTTTTTCTGCTTTAACATCATAATTATTTAATATAGGTTTAGTTTTATTAGCAATAACATTTTCAATACCTTTTTTATCTGCATTTTTTCTAGAAGGTTTCTTTTTATTATTTTTATTATTTTTATTCTTTTTATGCTTTATATGCTTTGCTTTCTTCTTTGTATTATGTTTTATATGCTTTGCTTTCTTCTTTGTATTATGTTTTATATGCTTTGCTTTCTTCTTTGTATTATGCTTTGCTTTCTTCTTTGTATTATTTTGCTTTATTTGCTTTTTCTGCTTTTTATGTATGCTTTTTTTCAGTTTGCTTATACTTTTTTTGTTTTTTTTGTTCATATTATTTTGTTTATTATAATAAATAAATAAAATAATATTATATAAAATAATATATAATGGAAAAAGCAAGGACTAATTTCTCATCTACATTACAAAATTTATCTCAAACACCATTAAAAAATATGATGAGTGACAATTCATTATATAATCAAGAAGTTTCGACAGGTTCAAGAATGAAATATTTAAAGTCTTTTGTGTTTTGGTTTGTAATTATTATATTATTATCACTTTATGGATTTAATATTTTTAAATATTTAGCACAAGGCACAGATATTATAACGGCACTAATATCGCCATTTACTTATATAATAGCACTATTAACAGGAAGCACTGTTAAAACAACAATACAAAATATATCACAAGGAGGACAAACGCTAATAGCAGAACTCACTAATTTTTTTGGAGCACTAATAAATTTTTTCTCACAGTTTTTTAGCGGTTCTCTAAAAGTAGCAGAAAAATCATCTGTGTCGGCAATAGATGAATTACAGTCAAATATAGTTAAAGATAAAACAAACTCACTAGAAAGCAAAAAGTCAAAACAGGTTGTACAAGAACCAGAACCAGATGACACAACTGACGCAGATGCTAAAGAAAGCACATTATTAAAAGCTGAGCGCAGACTTGCAGAACGCAGTCGTGAAGTATCTAATGAAGTTAAAAATAGCATAGACAAAAAGGAAAAAACAGATCCAGCTCCATTACAAACGAGCTCACAAGAGCACGGATATTGCTATATTGGAAAATATAATAATGTAAGAAATTGTGCTAAAGTTTCTTCAAAAAATAAATGTATGTCGGGGGACATATTTCCAACAATGGAGTTATGTATTAACCCTAATTTAAGAAATTAAGAATAGCGTTTTTTCATTGTTAGCACAGGCTTATAGCTTCTTCTTCCTCTTCTTCCTTTGCGACGACTGTGATTTATTGGTGTTTTGGAAACATATTTACTTAAAAATTGTAAAAAATTGTTGGCTTTTCGTTCTTGGTTATAGTGCGCAGCAAATCTATTATTTTTAATAACAAATAAGCTCGGAAACCCTTCAACATTATTATTAATTAATGGATTTTTAATAGATGATAATATAGAAGAGTCGATTTCTAAAATAGAAGCCTTCATTTTTTTTTCTTTAACACTAGAAACGAATTTTTTCCACTCAGTCTGCATATTTACGCAATGAGGACAAGTTTTACTAAAAGCTCCTACAAAGGTTGTCCCGTTTCTTAATACTTTATCCAGTTTTTTATTATTTACACTAGCGCTAGTGTCGAATTTAATATGAGCCATTATATATATATTAATATATTTAAATAATTTTATTAAATATATTATTGTATATATTATTATATACAATAATAGTAATATGGCAATAATAGATTTTCTTAAAGAGTATGCGAAAGTTCGAAAACAAGATAGAGTAAATAAACTAATGCTAATATTTACTTTTGCTTTTTTTATGTTGGGATTATATTATTACTCAAACTCTTATAAATATTACGAACAAATGGAAAATAATACTACTAAGCCAGTTACACACTCAAATGTTAGATGTCCAAATATGTTGATTGAAAAAGACGGGGGTTATTATTTATATAATTCAAAATTAGCAATTGTTCCAGGGGTAAATCCAATAAAATTTAATAGTTTAGAAGAATATAGTGAATTTATAGAATGGCAAAATAGTCAAAACATACATTGCCCAATATTATACTTACAATATTCTACAGACGCGCAAAATAACGAATTAATACAAGTTAAGCCGTCTATCTTTGAAAATCAAGGAGGACTACCCTCTATACAACGTGATCCTTTAAATAAGGATAGCACAGAATTCATTGAAAGCAACAAAATTTTAGACGCTACACGGGATAATAATAAAAAATTTAACACAAATATGTTAGCGGGGTTTGATAGAGACAACCAAACAATAGGTTTAGAAACACCTTTAGATACTATGTTTTATCAACGTGGAGAGGTGAGTGTAAATCCTATGGACCCAAAATGGGGAGGAAAAGAATATACGCAAACTGCGGTTGATAATGGCGAATTTAAAGAACGCTATGTTGTTAAAAACCCTATACCAAAGTAAATATTTAGTATTAATATATTTATTTATTTATTTATTTATTTATTTATTTATTTATTTATTTATTTATTTATTTATTTATTTATTTATTTATTTATTTATATATATATTATTATAATATATTTTTATATATTATAACAATAATGCCTACAAAAAAAGAAGGATTGTTACGTGGAATATTAAGAAAAATGACTTCAAGAATGTCACGTAGTAGACGCGTGCAACCAAGTTCAATGCTACCAACTGGAATAATAGAGGAAGAATTGTCACAACGAACTAGAAGACAATCTAGAAGACAATCTAGAGGACAATCTAGAGCAAAAACTCCTGCTCAAAGAGAAGCTGAAAGAAAGGAAAAAGCAGCTGAAAGAGCGGAAATGACAAGGATCAGAGCTAGGATCAGAGCTAGTAGACCCAAAGTACCGAGTCCTGAAGCTCAAGAAGTCATAAGGCAACACCATGAGGTCCTTGCAACTATTGCTCATTATTCTAAGGAGATGGAAAGACTAAAAACAGAATCAAATGCTATGGCCTTAGAAGCTATGGAAGAGGTTGAGGAAGCAAAGGCAATGCTTGATAAAATAAAAGAAAAAAAAGGAGGTAAAAAATCTAGAACACATAGAAAACCTAAGAGAGCTAGAAAATAAAAAACACTAATATATTAGCATATTATATTATATTATATTATATTATATTATATTATATAATATGCCTCATCGCTATTCATCTGAAAGAAGAATAAATAAAGCGAAGACGAAAAAAAGAAAATCTAGAAAACAAAAAAAAGTAAGAAGTTCTAGAAAAATGAGAAAATCTAGAAAAAATAAATATTATTCACAAAATCAAGAAGGAGGCTGGTCACCGTTTAGTGGATTCCCGTTTAGTAGATTACCGTTTAGTAGTTCCCGTAAGATTGGTAGTGTACATCCTCATACACGTTCTGAAACTTCTGTTAGTCATACACCTTCTGTTACTCCTATAACTAGTAGTACTTACCGTCCTTATCAATATTCTGAACTAGAACATACTCAATCTCTAACACAAAATATTATTTATTCTGATGAAGAGCTTAAACAAATTTTAAAAAAAAAGAGAAAACAAGATATTATTGACACTATAGAACAAATAAAGTTTCATAGAAAAATTATACGGCCATTATTACTAACTGAAGATAACCATTTTCAAGAACAACTACAAGCTGATGAACTATACAAATCCTATCAATATTACACAGGTAGTGATTATCCACAAATAGATTTTGCTATAAAAAAAGAACATAATGGCAAAGAACTAACTCCCCAAGAACATCTTGACCTCCTAAACAAAGAATTCGATATGGATTATGCTATAAATAAGGAGTATAATGGCGAAATTATAAACGACCAAAGATATCTTGAGCTCCTAGATACAGAATTGCAAAATACTTTGCAATACCGTATTTTGTTACAAAACTTTGCGAGAGAAAATAGGATAAGACAACAGTTTGAAGGAGTATATAAAGAATCAATTTCAATATATACTGATAGTATTTTATACTATAGGCATAAAATATCTAGTGTAAGAAGAGAAATACAAATTTTATTGCAATTATTGAAAGCTAATAAACCTTTAAAGGACGAAAATTTTGGCCTCTTTCAACAATATATGCTGAATTATGCTGGTTTATTACCAATCACACTATCAAACACATTTGAGTATAAAGAATTCGAACATAGAGACCTGGCTCAAGAATTAATTAGTACACAAACAGATTTAGAGAAATTAAAGAGACTAATAGATTCTTTCAATACCGCCACCGCCACCTAAATAACATTACAAATTATTTATAATACTTGTAATAGAGGTTGATAATGCACTATATTTTTTACATCTTATACAATTTTCGTCGGTTTCGTCATCTAATACACCTTCAATATTAATAGAATTAATAGATTTCTTATCGTTTAACATTGACATCATACATTTAGCACATTCTAAGTCGCATATTTTCTTAGTATTTGTAAGTATTTTCTTTGTTTCAGCCTTACCTTCAGGACCTCCCAGTTCTAAGCTTAATCCTTTAAGCTTATTATCTATCATTCTAAATATGTCGTCGCCTGCTTTCTTATTATAATCGCTTCCGTTTAACCCCTCTTTAAATCCTTCTTTAAATCCTCCACCTCCTTTAATATTCATAGTGCTAAAATTTTCTTTAGTAGTTGCATTAGAATTCTTATTTGTTAAACCCCTAAATGATAATTTTTGCGCAGTTTTATATTTATATTTGAAACTTAGAGAGAATATAACAAATATTAATATTACTAGTAGTAAGTATGTTATAAAAGTATAATTGTTACTCATAATTAATATATTATAATATTTTATAATTTATATTATAATTTACTAAGTTACTTATTTTTATATTTTAAAAAATGCTAAAGTATTTATTAAATTTATTTAAAAATAAATTACTAATACTTATAATATGATTAATTTTACTAGAATGAAACATAGCACCATTATTTATGACCCCTTAACAAAAATGACACTAATCGATAATTCTCTCATAAAAGCTTTAGAAATAGCACAGACTAGAAAAATGAGAATCAAAAAAAACAAAGAACTAGCAACAGCAGAATTAGCAACAGCAGAATTAGCAACAGCAGAAAAACAAAAATCATTTGAAATGAGTGAAAGTCACGAATCCAAACCATTTTTCAAAAAATAAGTAATAAAGTAATAAAGTAATAAAGTAATAAAGTAATAAAGCAATAAAGCAATAAAGAGTAAATAAAATTGAAATATTAACATTCACATTATTATTATTAATATTAACATTAATAATAATATGGCAATTAACAGCGACCTTTCTATGATTGTTAAGATACATCTTTATACATTGAAATACGATGAAAAGAATGAGGGATTGAGAGATAAAACGTATTCCGAATTAATAAAAGAACACGGTCATGGAAAGATTAAATGCTCTTGTATGAATAGGATATATGACATTAGCTCGCAATTTGTTAAAAGCCACTTTGAATCACAAAAACATAAAAAATGGCTTGCTGAAAGTCAAAAAGATTACATCACGCAGTTTGGACATTGTTGCTCTCAGCAAGATATTATTAACTTACTTAATAAAGAATTAAGAGAGCTAAAATGCAATATTACTCATTTAACAAACAAAAATAAGGCCTTGGCGCAAGATAATATTAAACTAGAAGCTGTAAATAGAAGACTACACGAAGAAATTAAAGTTAGTAAAGAGTTAAGTTCAGAAGGCGAAGGAGAAGGCGAAAACGAAATATTTATGGAGTGCAATTTTTAATGCCTTAGTTGTTTAACTCTTTAAAATCTTTATAGCTTATTTTTTTTTCAGCCTTAGAAAATGGAGGCTTAGATTTGCTAGATTTACTAGATTTGCTAGATTCCGTTTTTAAAGCACTGTCAATATACATTTCTTTTAAGTAAGTTCCTACTAAATAAGAACCTTCGTGCTGGTCTAGCTCGCCGTCTTCTATTTTTTTTAATATTCCTAAAAATCTCTCTAATATAGCTAAATCTAACTTATCATTTAAAATTTTATTGTATAAATCAGTATAATTATTAAATAAATAACTGCACTGTTTTACACAAATAGCGTCAAACTCAACAGGATTAGACTTTCTCAATCTTTCATATTTTTGCTTTAAAAATACTAAATGTTTTACATCATTGCTAATGACAATACTTTGCTTTTTTGAACGGATCTCTTGCGTACAATCATCGGTTTTATTTGCTTTAATTAAGGCAGCTAAGTCTATGCGTTGTTGTTCGCCTAATATAGCATTAACATCTTTATTTAAAATAACCATAATTTATATAAATAAATTATAATATAATTTTTATAATATAATTTTTATAATATAATTTTTATAATATAATTTTTATAATATAATTTTTATAATATAATTTATTTATATAATAATAATATTTATGGCCTTAAAATTTAGAAAGAAAAATAAAAAATATTATAAAATAATAATTACTATTCTTATATGCCTATTATTAGGATTTTTATATTTAGGAAACTACAACTTGAGAGAAAGTCTCGAAAATAATGATATAAGTGGAAATAATATAGATGGAACCGATATAAGCGGAAATAGCGAGGCAGCAATTTATCGAGCAAATAGAGCAAATAGAGCTAAACAAGCTAATATAGCTATGTCAGCTACAGGTGGTAATAATGGTAGCGATGGATACAATGCACAAATGCAAGCCTTTAGTCTTGTTCAAAATTTAGAAGGTAATAATAGCTTTCCAAATGAGTAATAATAAATAATATATTAAAATTACTTAAAAAATTAGTAATAAAACAAATTTATTATTAATTATTATTATAATTATAATATAATTAATAATAATTATGGGATTAAGCGATACAGGTAAAGCATTTTTAATAGTTATAATTTTCGGTTTAATTCAATTATCAATTACATTAAGTATAGGATTAGCACAACTGAAAAACAATTGGAATAAATACAGATGTAATCCTCTTGTAATTCCTTTAGCTCGCCTAGTAGATGAAGACCCTATAGAAACATTTAGAACTTGCACAAAAGAAATTCAATGGGACTTTATGAAAACTATTTTAAAACCAATATATAATTCATTTTCTTACTTTTTAGATAGTGGCAACTTATTTGTTGGAATTTTAGAGTCTTTAAAAACTGGCCTAGTTGTTCAACACGGTTCCACCCTAAATGTAATGGGCGATTTAGGTAAGCGGTTTAATATTTTGCTAGTGGAATTAAGCAGGGCATTTATTACTGTAGCAGATTTGTTTGGTAAAGTATCTTCAATGGTTACAGTAATATTTTATTTAATAAATACGAGTGTTACACTTGGCAAAGCTTTAAACGCAGATCTACCTGGAACGGCGATGAGAGTCTTGACATAATATTTATCTTAATACTAAGATAAGATTCATAATAATGCTAGCATTTAGTTTATTTAACATTAAACTAAAAACAAATATTATTTTTAGTATGCTATAATAATATGGATTCCACCACTAAAAGTAGTCTAGAGAAAAAAATAAGTGATTATTTTGAAAATGCTAGTTATAATGAAATTTATAGCAATGATGTATGGTTCACAATAATAATAATTCTTATTGTAGTTATAATAGTTATATATTTTTATATTAAATCAACTTTGGTAGCATATAGAAATTCTTGGCAAGAACACAAATGTAATCCGCTAATGATGCCCTTTGCTTCAATAATAAACAGCGACAAGGTTTATAATAATAACGACTTAGAATATATTGTTAATAATTTCACTGAATGTTTAAATATATTGAATGAAGAGGTTGCTGTAGATACCAAGAAACCTTTAAATTCAATATTAGGCTATATAAGTAATTTCTTTGATATATTGTATACCGCTTTTATAGGTGTTAAAAATTTTATAGTATATTTGTTTAGATTATTAATGTATTTTTTTAGATTAATCAATAATAGCATACAAAATATATTATTGCAATTGAGGCTATTTTTTATGAATATTAATGATTTTTTAGGAAAGATTTTGTCGGTGTTTACCGTAATCTACTATACATTAATATTGTTAATTAGGTCTTGGAAGCTAATGTTTTCTGTTCTTGTAATGGGTTGGCTTTTGGGATTAGTTATTCCAATATCAATGATGATGATAATATCTCTAATATTATTAATTATAACTATTATGAATTTTTCAGCTATAAATACTGTACCAATTATTGGACAAATTATTGCAGCGTTTCTTATTATATTAATTATTTTTTACGGAGGGGCTTTTCTTGTTTCTATAGTAGTATTTACAATAACTATGTTTATTTATGTACAATTTACCATATTTTTAGCTGAAATTATATAATTATAATTATAATAAAAAGTTTTTAAGTTTTTAAGTTTTTAAGTTTTTTAGTTTTTAAGTTTTATTATATTTATAATATAATAAATGGTTAATAATAGCAAAAAAAAATCAAGCATTTTTCCTGCTAGCACTACGAAAATGTTCTCTAAAAAACAAAAGTTTAATAAAAAACATAAAGTAAAGCTAACGCTAGCAAAAGTTTTTACTTTTATAATAATATTTGTTTTAATTTTTGATAAAGCTACTTTTTTATTAGTCACCTATTTATATAGTAAATTTGTGCTTAAAATATTTAAAAAGAAAGAAAACTACACTAATAATAACAATGCTTTAGTAAGCACTATTTTTGAACCTTCTAACAATACTATAGCATCATTATCACAGGTTTTTAAACATCCAGAATTAAATCTAAAATCATATACTAATGTTAAAATAGACCCTACAAAAGTATTATTTGAAGACAACAAATTTTTGCCCGAATGTTGCTTTTATAATAGCGAATATAGCACATCTAAAGGGTGTCCTTGTATAACAGGTGACCAACAAGATTATTTAAGCGCTCGAGGAACAAATAAATCACATATATCATTTATTCAAACTAATAATGATTATAAGAACAAATTTTTTTCACCAACACTAGCATTTCAAGGCACAGACGTTCCTTTTAAAACTAATGAGGAACATTTTATAATAGACTATGAACCACTAGCACCCGAAAAAAAAACCGAATTTGATAGTTTAATAAATAATTATTAGTCATTACTAATTATAATATAAATTATAAATATATTATTAATAATATATAAAAATTAAATACTATATATTATATACGCTATATACGCTATATGCACTATAGCAATATAATAATTTTATTGTTTTATGCAGGTTGTAATAATGCATTTTTATTAACACACGTTAATAAAATTTATTTTGCTAATACAAAACACGCTAATAGAAAAAGTAATTTATTATTAAGTAATAATAATAATACTAATAACGCTAGCGCTGATATATTTCCGTCATTTTATGAATTTTTAAGAACGCATTCTATTCAAAATATTAAAGATGACGAAGACGAAGACGAAGACGAAGTAGAAGATGTTGAAACTATTAAAGCAGATTTTTTAAATTTTAAAGCTAATTTAAACGAAACAATTGAAACAAGCGAAACTAATAGGCTAGGAAAAGATTTTTCTAATAAGTTAAACTCTAAACACTTAAAACTATTAACAGCTTTTTCAGCAATACAGTGGGCACGAACTTGGATTTACGAAATGGTTCATATTAATGAATTTTTCCCTACTTTTATGTATCAAGATATGTATAAAATGTGCGATTATGGTAGTGTAAATGTTTCAAAGCGCTATTTTTATATTGGCTATTATCCACCATTACTAGATCAAAGAAAAGGCCCATATTATATTGGTGCTTTTGAAATAAATCCACCAGAGCGAGAGTTTAGCGCACGCATTATTATACAAAATCCATATTATAGCGTAAATAATGACTATGCTAAAGAACATATTATAAATTATAAAAAAGAGTTGCAGGCATTATGCGTCGAGGCCACTGTATTTTTTAAGTATGCTAGTCTTAAAAATACGTCTTTTGAGAGATATTATTACTCTTGGCTTTATGAAGAATAACGAAAATTTATTTTATAACAAAATATTTTATTATATATATATAATAAAATATGCGAAATACAAAGAATAAGAGAAAGCATACTAGAAAACATACTAGAAAACATACTAGAAAACATACTAGAAAACATACTAGAAAACATACTAGAAAAGCTAAATCTAAGACTAAAGCTGGATATGTATCCGCTAGTGCCCAAGCAATGTTAGCATCAATTGAAGCCACTATAACGCATAATATTGCACAACTAAGACAATCGTTAGCTAACATAGTTCCGACCCTTACTTTGAAATCAAGACAATATAAAACTTTTATAAATAGTGTATCAACCTCTTATGAATATAACGTTAAGCATATTCCAATTGTCTTGCTAAGATTAATAGCTCAAATTCGCACTGTTTTAGAAAGAGTTAATCACTTGCTAAGATTCCACAATGAACCTGCGTTTTTAGAAGAAGAATTAGCAAGACACGGTTTTAATGACATAGTAACTTTTATAGACTTAACAATAACTAATATGGAGGATATAGAAGATAAAATGCAACGCCATACTCAAAGTGCGCTAGATGATTATAAAGGAGCACAGTTAGGTGTTGAAATACGACCTGCTATAAGAAATAACACTACTCGTAATACAGACGCTATTGTAAGACCTCCACGCACGACAAGAGCACGTGCTTTAACTAGAAGAACACGAAGCTTTTAATATAAACATTACATTGTTTTCTAGTATTTTCTGCTATATTTTCTACTATGTTTTCTGCTTCTTTTGTTTCCTTGTTTCCTTGTCCTTTTATTTCTTTGTTTTCTAGTTCTTTTTCTTAGTTTTCTTGGTCTTCTACCTTCAGCTAATCGTTCATAACCAGACCTCCTCCTAGCACTTGAAAGTATTCTAGATGAAAACTCACTTACTTGGTCTTTCAGATATATCATATTTCTTACTAATATACTTCTAAGTGCAGGTAATTTATAAATGTATACATCTTTTGCTAAATTTTTAAATGAGCGGTTATCTGGAACAAAGGAATGATACTTATAAATAGGTATGTGGAATCTTACAGGTAAATTTGGAATTGGCGCATTTAACGGATCCAATCTGGTTATTTCGTGTAATTGTGCTCTAGTAATACTTGTATAGTCATATGTATCACGAGTAAGTTCTAAAGTTCCGCCTGGTGGAAGTAAATATTCAAATTCAGAATATATAGTTGTAAGTTGTCCATAAAGAATTCCTGCATAATTAATTATAGAAATTCCATGCGTACCTATAGGTATTTCTATACAAATTATAGTATTATCTCCATTAGCTGGGTCAAAGGGATTTGTTGGATTTGCGTTATTTATAGGAGGAGGCGTACACCAAAAATCACATACTCGTAATAATATAGAGGTTGATGTAAATTGATTTAAATAAATGCGGGGTTTCATAACACCATTAGCATCTAGTAATGGAACAGCATCAGGATATTGTGGTAATTGTTGAAAACATCTGAATACATAGAATTTTTCTTGAGAGGGCGTGGTTTTCGTAAACGCACTTAATAAATTATAAATATAACTGTCAGTAACACTAACATTTCTCAGCATTTCGCTTTCATAATATTCTTTAATAGCATTAAATACTAGCTCACTATTACCTAACATATCTCTCACACCCTGATTCATCGCAGCATAATCATCATCACCAACAAATTTTTGTATTCCATTTATTATTTCAGCATTTTCATCAAAATTGTCACGTATTTGAGTCAATTCACCCACCCCTTTTGATGCAAAAAAACGAATAGCATCTCTCATTCGCTCTTCAATCGCAACATCAGCAATTTCAGTTATTTGAGGATTAACTAATCCAGCATAAAAGCGAGGTTCTTTAACTTTCAAATAATCATCGTATTTTTCATAAGGTCTATATTTCTTTAATTGTTTTAATTTTATGATTTCAAATTGCGGTAAAGGCATTATATATATATATAAAGGATTTAAATAAAAAACGAATAACTAAACTGTTTTTGAACTAACTTAAGTATACATTCCATATGGAATATCTTTTGTTGATGCTTTATTAATTAAATCATCAATAATCTGTCTTGTTAAAATACAAGGCCAACTAATCTTACTCTTAAGCTTAAATCCTTCACTATTTTCAAATAGATTTACATTAGGCTTCATTAATCTATATAAATTTAACTTTTTATAAATAATTTCTAAACAGCGCTTTAAATTGCGCACTCCATCTTCTTTTTCTGTAAAATCATTAATAATATATTCTAATAATTCGTCATTAAAGACAATAGTGTCGCTAGCAAATTTAATTTCCTCTCTAATTTTTGGCAATAAATAATCTTTTGCAATAACTAATTTATCTTTAGTTTTGTAACCCTTTGTTTCGATTTTATACATCCTATCTTTTAAAATAGGATTAACAGCACTCTCATCATTATAGCTAAAAATAAATAATGCTTTAGACATATCAATACTAATTTCCGAAAAATATTTGTCACTAAATTTAGAGTTTTGTGTGCTGTCTGTTAAATGTGTTAATACACCCGTAATTTCCTGCCCTTTAAACGAATCGCTCAATTTATCTAATTCATCAAATAAAATAATCGGATTCATACAACCGCATTGAATTAATATATCAATAATTTTTCCATGCTTACTGCCTTCGTATGTATAGTCAAAACCATCTATAAAACCCGAGTCACCACACCCACCTAGCGCAATAAGCGCAAAAGGCCTGTTTAAAATTCTGCTAATACCCTCTTTAATAAGTGTTGTTTTGCCAGTTCCTGGAGGCCCTTTAATAGCAATAGCACAACCAATTGCATTTGGATTTACTAACCATAGTCCAATCATTTGCATAATTTGTATTTTGGCATCTTCTAGTCCATAAGTAACACTGTCTAATATTTTTTTAGCATTTTCCATAAATTCGTGACATTGCTCAATACCATCGGCAAAAGTAATAGGCAAATTATTATACTTATTAAACGGAATTTTCAAAAACGAGTCAACCCACGACTTAATTTTATAATATTCACTGTTTCCACTTCCAGACATTAAGCGCATAATATTTATTTTTCTTAAAGCACACGCTTTATATTGGTCTGGAATATCAAGGTCAACCAAATGAAGCAAATAAGGTTTGCTAATTTTAGTTAAATCTTTGAGTTTTTCTAATTTAGCAATTGCTTCTAACTGCAAATTTTTAGATAAACAATTTTTGAAATATTCTGACTCTGCTTCCTCATTATTTAAAATCTTATCAAATGCCCGGTAATTTCTATTTGACACTTTTGGCGGAGCCGGAACTATATCATCTTTTTGAATAGGAATAGGAATAGTAGTATGTGTGTTTTTATTAAGTTTTTCTGTTTCCTTTTTGGTTCCTTCATCATCTTCGTCATCATCTTCGTCATCATCATCGTCAATATCGCCTTCTTGATAATATATAGGGTCATTAAGTTCTCTAGTTTCATTATTGAAAATATTGTTTTTTCCTTTTTTTAAATTTACAATAATATTAATATTTTTATTAGTATCAGATTTATTAAGGTTTTGAAAAAGCGTTTTAAACCCTTCTGATAATAAAGTTTTTTTGCCCTTGCCTTTGCCTCCTTCGTCTTCTTCTTCGTCTTCTTCGCCTTCGTCTTCGTCACTAGTATCTGAATTAATCATAACATTTTTCTTATAAAAATTTGTATGCTTTTTTTTTATAATTTTACTATTAAATAAATTATGCTTGTATAAATCGCTACTAGCATTCTCTAAATTTTGAAAATGCGTTTTTTTTGCTCGCTTGTGCATATTTTCGTTTGCTTCATTTGTTTCATTTGCTTCCTTAATATATTTATTTTTACTATAACGTGAAGGATATAGTTGGTGCAAAAATTTATAATAATCACGTTTATTAAAACCATTATCTGAGCCATTATCTGAGCCATTATCTGAGCCATTATCCGAACTATTATCAAAATACTCAAAATCTGAACCACTGCTAATTGAACTTATATCAGAATTACTGTTATCATATACATAGTTCATTTTTGGAATACTAGCAGTCACAGTTCTAGTGCAATATTTATGAGGCATAATAGTTCTATTATTAAATTATATTATATTTAATAACAAAAAATTCAATTTTTAAATTAATAAAAATTAAAAATTGAATAAATATTATTTAAATATTATTTAACTATTATAAAAGAATGACCGATTTTGAAAATAAGAAACCATCTAAAATCATTGGTATTCAGTTTAGTATTTTAAGCCCTTATGAAATTCAAAAGGGGTCGGTTGTCGAAATAACAAACAGGGATACTCATATAAACAATAAACCAGTATTAGGGGGACTTTTTGACCCTCGTATGGGTGTTTTAGATGCGGGTATGATATGCCCAACCGATGGTCTTGATTATGTTCAATCGCCTGGTTATTTTGGACATATTAACTTATCAAGACCGGTATATTATATTCAATATTTATCAACAATTATGAAAATATGCAGATGCATTTGTATTAAGTGCTCTAAGCTATTAATTGATAAAGAAAAATATAATTATTTGCTAGAATTAAATGCGGACGTTCGTTGGACAAAAGTATTTGCATTAGCAAGTAAGAAGCATAGATGTGGTGAAGATTCGAATAATGGTTGCGGATGCTTACAGCCTAAACTTAGGAAAGAAGGTTTAGCAACAATTATTGCCGAATGGAATGATAAAGAAGAGGAATTTAATAATTACGATTTTAAGAAAGAAGACTCTAAAATGGCGATGAAAATTATTCCAGAAATTATGCTTAAAATTTTTAAGAAAATTTCGGACGAAGACGTGCAATTTATGGGGTTTAGTCCAATCTGGTCGCGACCAGAATGGATGATTTGTCAAGTGCTTGCTGTCCCACCTCCACAAGTGCGACCATCAATTAAACACGATGCGCAACAGCGGAGCGAAGACGATTTAACACATATTATTATTAATATTGTTAAAGCAAATAAAATGTTGCAGGAAAAAATCGAGCAAAAATCGGGGTCTAATGTTATCGATGATTGGACAACAGTATTACAATATTATATTGCTACTCTTGTTGATAATAAGATTCCAGGTGTTGCAGCAGTTGCTCAGCGGTCTGGTCGTCCATTAAAAGCGATTAAAGAGCGTTTAAACGGTAAGAGTGGCAGAGTGCGAGGAAATTTAATGGGAAAGCGCGTAGATTATAGCGCACGTTCAGTTATTACACCTGATCCTAATTTATCAATTAATGAATTAGGCGTTCCGCTAAAAATTGCAAAAAATTTGACAAAACCGATTATTGTTAATGAGCAAAATAGGAATTATTTGCGCAAGTTAATTTTAAACGGTCCAGACGTTCATCCAGGTGCAAAAATCTATGAGCGGAAAAACGGAGATTGTATTAGTTTGCGTTATGTCGATCGCGAATCAATCAATCTTGAAATTGGCGACATTGTGCATCGCCATATTTTAGACGGTGATGCGGTGCTTTTCAATAGACAGCCAACTCTCCATAGAATGTCTATGATGTGCCATATTGCAAAAGTAATGATGCGGGGCGACACATTTAGAATGAATGTTGCTGATACTAAACCATATAATGCCGATTTTGACGGTGATGAAATGAATTTACATATGCCACAAGACGATGAGTCGGAAATCGAACTCAAAACTTTGGCAGCGGTAAAATATCAAATTATTAGCCCGGCAAACAACAAATCAATTGTAGGCATTTTTCAAGATTCGCTATTAAGCAGTTATTTATTTACACGAGAAGCCATTAATTTCAATCCTCGAACTGCAATGAATATAATGGCGCATCTTAAAACGATTGATTTAACAAAAATCAATTTTGATAATCCTTTGCAAAGTAGCTTTGTGCTATTAAGTCAAATTATTCCAAATATTACATTAAAATATAAAACAAAGCAATTTAACGAAGCAAGCGAAGATTACAAAAATTCTAATAATGTATTAGAAATTAATAAAGGAGCTATTAAGCGGGGACATATTGAAAAGGGCATTCTTGGTGATACAACTCGCGGAATAATTCACAGAATTAATAACGACTATGGTGTTGATAGTGCGTGTGATTTTATCAATAATTTGCAAGACATTGTAACCGAATATATGAAAATTCACGGCTATAGTGTAGGAATTAGCGACCTTATTGCAGATAGAGAAACAAATGCCAAAATTAACGAAACAATCAATAAGAAGAAAATAGAGGTCAAGTCTTTAATTGACGAAACTCATTTAGGTATTTTTGAGAATAAAACAGGGCGCTCAAACGTCCAAGAATTTGAAACACGTATTAATAATATTTTAAATAAGGCCTCTTTTGAAGCCGGTAAATTAGGTCGCCAAAATCTTGACACGCATAATCGTTTTGTAACGATGGTAAATGCTGGGTCAAAAGGCAGTGACTTAAATATTTCACAAATGATTTCGTGCTTAGGACAGCAAAACGTAGATGGCAAACGTATTCCTTATGGATTTGAGGATAGAACATTACCGCATTATACTAAATACGATGATTCGCCTAATGCTCGTGGATTTGTAGAAAATTCGTTTATTAGCGGATTAAACCCAGACGAGCTATTCTTTCACGCTATGGGTGGTCGTGTTGGCTTGATTGATACTGCGTGCAAAACGAGCCAAACCGGCTATATTCAGCGCCGCCTAATTAAAGGGTTAGAAGACTTAATGGTACATTATGATATGACAGTACGTAACAATAAAAACAAGATTATCCAATTTAAATACGGAGATGACAGCTTTGACCCGGTTAGGGTTGAGTCGCAACAGGTGCCGTTTGTTAATATGTCTATTGAAGAAATTTACGGGCACTATCAAATGCCTAATGATTATTCTAAAGACTCCATATATGGAACATTATACACCAAGCAAGCTTATAGCAAGTTTAAAAAGCAAAAGTCCGAATTAGATAAAAAATGCAAATATTACATTGATTATATGCTACAAGCACGTGAAGATGTAATTGCTAAAATTTTCAATGGTATTTATAAACCGTCTGTAAATGTTCCTGTGTCATTTACGCATATAATTAACAATATTGCGGGAAATCAAGAGGAAAACGTGATTATTGATGTTACTCCGCTAGAAGTATTTGAAATGATTGAAACTAATTATGAGAATTTAAATAAGCTAAATTATTGTAAGCCAAACAAGCTATTTAAAGTCTTATACTTTTACTATTTGAGCCCCAAAGATTTATTAATGTATAAGCGCCTTACTCGTAAATCTATTGAACTTTTAATGACGGTTATTAATAACGCATATAAAAAATCGCTAATTGCACCTGGTGAAATGGTTGGTATGATTGCCGCCCAAAGCATCGGCGAACCTACAACACAATTAACGCTAAACACGTTTCATTTTGCCGGTGTAGCTTCAAAATCCAACGTAACACGTGGTGTTCCACGTATTGAGGAAATCTTGTCTTTAAGTGATAATCCTAAAAGTTTATCGTGCTCTATTTATTTAAATAAGCCCGAAAGTTATGACCAAAATAAAGTGAAAGAATATATTACAAAGATTGAAAATACTAAATTGCGGTCCTTGGTGGAGTCAATTGAGATTTGCTTTGACCCGGATGATATGAATTCTTTAATAGCAGACGACGTGACTATGATGAAAGAATACAATGAATTTGAAAAATTATTAGATGATTGTAATACTAGTTATGATGCAAATAAGGATAAGGAAAAATCGAAGTGGATTATTAGAATGTCTATGAATAGAACAGAAATGTTAGATAAAAATATTTCGATGGACGATATTCATTTTGGTTTAATGAATGGTTATAATAATTTGACGTGTATGTATACAGATTATAATTCTGATAAGCTAGTTTTTAGAATTAGGATTAATAGAAATCTTCAACTTTTAAAGAAAAAGAAGAACAAAAATGTTTTAGAGACGCTCGACCAAAGCGATGAGATTTATTTATTGAGAAATTTGCAAGACGAATTACTGGATAACCTGATTTTACGCGGTATTAAAAATATTAATAAGGTATCATTGCGAAAAATTACGGACAATTTTGAAGAAATTGATACAAAATACATTAAAAAAGATTTGTGGGTTTTAGATACTGTTGGCACTAATTTACTAGAAATCTTGGCGCTTGATTTTGTTGATAAAACGCGAACTGTTTCAAGTCATATTATTGAAATTTATAATGTATTAGGGATTGAGGCAGCACGCCAAAGCATATTTGATGAGTTTTCAGAGGTCATTGAATTTGATAGCACATATATTAATTATCGCCACTTAACAATTTTGGCAGATAGAATGACGTGTAACGATAAGATGGTTTCTATTTTTAGGCACGGCATTAATAATGATGATATTGGTGCAATTGCAAAGGCGTCATTTGAAGAGACACCGGAAATGTTTTTAAAAGCAGCAAAACACGGAGAACTTGATAATATGAAGGGTGTTTCTGCAAATATTATGTGCGGACAAGAGGGGTATTATGGGACAAGCAGTTTTAAGGTATTAATTGACAATGACTTTATTATGACTATTAAACCTAATAAAGATGTTGTTCCAGTGGACGAGAAGATGGATGAAAAGGTTTTAATGGACCAGCTAAATGCTGTTACTAGCAATGAGTGTAGCACTAATAATTTATTAATTGAGGCAACAGTTAATACAATGCAAAATGTTAATATTGGAAAGAGCGATGATTATGAGTTGGATTTTTAAGAATATTAACAAACAATTCTATTATTTTTGTTTTTTTTATTCTTTCTTTCTTTATTTTTACTTTTTCATTTCAACTTTTTCATTTCAACTTTTTTGACTTGTCTCACTTTATATTTTGTATTTGTTAATTTTGACAAATCATAATTTGTGATGTAATTTTCTAACGGATTAATAAATAATTTAAGCTCTTTCTTAAGCTTGCTATATAATTTATAATTTGGAGTATCTAATAAATCATTTTCAATATTAATTTTGATTGACTGCTTAGTAAAAAGCAGTTTATAATTATGTTCTTTTTTGCGCGAATATTTACTAGGAACTTTGAAGAAATAATATTCCTGATTCAGTTTATTTATATTACATATAATATAATTTTCATCGGTTATTGTTAAATCAATAGCGCTATTACATAAGAATATTATTGGTAAATTATATTCTTTTGCTAACATATAAATATCAATATAGGTTATATAATATGCGTCGCTATACATTAAGTCTTCAAAACTCAGCTCTTTATTAATAACTTTCTCGAGTATAGATTTCTTATTATTTTTCAATAAAATATAACATAATATTTCAAAATTTGCATCCTTGGTGTAAAGCTCGTATAATTTTTTCTTTATATCATTTATTGTCAAATTGCTATTTTGTATGCTATTATTGTGCTTAATAATAATTAATATTAATTGAAAAGAACATAGCTTATTGTTTAAATGAAAGCCTAATTCATATAATGGCTCTTTAAAATTAAGGCGCATACCCTCTCTAATTAAATTTTTATAAAACTCGCACTTATAACTAGGGTCGCTATTTTGCGCAATAAATTGCAGGTTTTGTGCTATTTCAGATGTGTCAATGCCAATGCTAATGCTAGTGTCTTGTGCTGGTGTAGCAGAGTCGTCTGTTTTAGTTATATTAGGAGCTTTGATTTGTGATTTTGCATCCATATCAGCATCTGTATCCGACTTATTTTTATCATAATATTCTTGAATTGTTTGTAATTTATCTTTTGTGGCAGCAATAATAATTTTTTCTTTTTTCAAATTTTTAAAATTCAAAATTTCTTTAGACTCTACAATACCTAGCGTATCAAACGTATTTTTTAAATTATTTTGACTAGTGCTACTTATTAAATCTTTCAAATATTCTTGCGTTAGTGTTGAATGAAATAGTAAAAGCTCGTTTTCTAAAATAGTGTATTCTACCGACCCATAATTATATGAAATGTTATTTTCGAAAATAAAATTTTTAAACTTATTATATCTTACAAATTCGTCAGATAAACGGCTATAATATATTTCCTCATTTTGTTCTCCATTTATTAAATTTTTCTTAGGTATAATCAAAGAGCATATGTCGTTTGACTTCATACAAAACGAGGTATTACACTCATCTGCATCAACACAAGAGCTTATTTTTTTTATAGAGGCCAATATATTTTTATCATACTTAGCAAATATTATATAATTCTCTCCAATTGTTTTCAGCAAATTGTAAATATTAGATATTTTATCTAAATAAAGCATAGAGTTAGCATTAATAATTTTAATAATGCTTGTTTTATAGAGGCTATGCTTATGCATTCCTAATATTTTTTTAAACGTATTCTTGAAGCTATTGTAAAATTGTGTTTCTAATTTTATATTATTAACAGTAGCGCTTCGTTCATTGTCTTGAGAGAGATTTGTTTGAATATTTTTATCAATATAAACATAGTTACTATCGTTAATTTCTTTAAGTTCATCGCTATTATTATTAAATTCGGGTTTACTCAATTGAATAAACTGGTTACCATTAGTAAGAATGCCAATAATCAAACTATCTTCTATAATTTTGTATAAGGGTTTGCACATAATTTTCTTGTTACTGGAAGAATAAACCTTTTCTAAAATATGTTTTGTAGAATTGTAATCATTATATTCGCTTTCCGTTATTTCGTCAATCATTTTATACGGAATAGTTTCATAAATGGACGATAATGCGGACGGATAACAAGGTATAAATCCGTGAATGGCGTTGTTATTAATTAATAGGCCTATAACTTTATTATTATAATCCATAATTTGATAATTAATTTCATATTTTAGCTGTGTTATGCTAGCGATTACATTATCTAAATGTATATTTGGCTTAAAATCGTAAAAGGCGGTATCGTTTTTTTTGGTATTGGTAGTTGTAGCTGTAGCTGTAGCTGTAGCTATAGAGCCGACACAATTAGAATTTATCGAATTTCTAATGCTATTTAAAATATTTTTGAAGCCTGCTAGCAGTTTATCTTCACTGCTCTTTGCAAAACTGAAGGTTTTTACAATATAATAGTCAATAGTATTATTTATTAAATAAATGGGTTCAAAATACTCGTTTTTTTGTATTAACAATAAGCATTTCTTTTTTAAATCTATAAATTCATTGCTATAACTTTGTTTAGGGCATATAATTTTAACATTATCAGTAGTGTCTTCGTTTGTAATATCTAAAATTATTAAATTTAATCCATTAGGAAACAGCAAATCATTGCTTTTGCATATTATATCCCATAAATATGTATAATCAATAAAACTAGAACTTTCCAAATAAGCTTTGAAATTTTCGAAACTATTTATGATTTTTTTAATAAAAGTTATGTGACTGGGGTCATCTAGTTTTTTGGTTGTTTTTGAGACAAGTTGCTTATATAAAATGCTTGACTTATATTTGTCTAATTTAATAGTGCTTACTAATTCACTAAAATTTTTAGAAATGAAAATATGCGGTAAATTGCCATTGTTGTATTTTATAAAGCTATCTATAGTAATGCTAGCAACAATTATTTTTTTCATAGCATTTATCGAAATAGACTTGGAATTATTTAAAACCAATGTTTCATATAAGTCAGCTATACACGCAATAAATGATTGCTTATTACTGTTTTCAACACCATAACGCAACAAACATTGCCGATTTGTTCTTAATAAATTGGGAGCTTGCTTAGTAACACAATCTAAATTATCAAAATGTAATATTTTTTGAATACTTAACGGTAAAAACCCAATTTTGCTTTTTTCTAACGGCGTTTTTTCGGGACCTTTAATATAGTTATAATAGTCTTTTTTGTTGTCATTAGTGCTATAGTCCAAATCTAAACATTTGCTGCGTCTTTGTTTTTGTTGTGATTTATTCCATAGCTTATTATTAAAACAGCAAGGTAAACAAAACCCATTTCTATTGTGTTTTTCATCTAAAAACCCAGGAACATGATCTATATAATTTCCTTTTTCGTCAATATGATATTTGCTATCTGTAAATTCCATAATATTACCATCATAAGTGCCGTTCTTATTCTTTTTTGTAATGACTTTTCCATAACGCTCGCTTTCTACTTCTGCGTGTGTTAAACTAATATTTTTTTCAAGGTCCCAATATCTTGGGCATATATAATAATATTTGTTACCTTCTTTTGTGCCATATTCGTAACTTTCTGTATATGAATCTCTATGATGAGTGTCTATATATGTTTTCTCTTCTTTTGTTAAAATAACTGGCTGTTTTTTAACATTTGCTGGGCACAATCTCGAATATTCAGTATAAAATTTATTTTTATCTGTTGTAAATAGCTTTGGTTCTTTATTAATTAGTCTTTTTAATATAGGATTGCTTTTTTCTGATACTTCTTTAAATTCGTCTTCGGCTAGTGTTTCTTTATATGCTTTATCTTCTTGTTGTTCGTCATGTGCGACTTCTTTTATTGTTTCTTTAGGATTAGGATTAGGATTAGGATTAGGATTAGTTGCTTGAATTTCTTCAGTTGCAATGTATTCATCTTTGTCTTCATTTTCTATGTTTTCTATGTCTTCATCTTTGTCTTCATCTGCATTTTCTATGTTTTCTTTTTCTTCTTTTTCTATGTTTTCATCATCAGCGTCGTCTTCGTCTTCATCTTCGTCTTCATCATCATCGTCATCGTCGTCATCGCCATCTTCGTCATCATCGTCTAGAAGTATATCCATTAAATCATTATGTGCGCTATAATCTTCGTCATCATCGTCGTCTTCATTTTCTAATAAATGAGTAATATTTTTATTGGTAGTGGCCTCTATATTTGTAAAAGTTTTTTCTTTAGTTTCATCTAAAGGCTGTGTTTTTTTACATATATTGTTAACTTCTAAATTAAGGGTCTCATCTTCAATGTTATTAAAAAGTATTTTAGTAAGCGAATCTATATATATAGGAATAGTGTCTAAATAGTTAATATTATCAATATTTTCAATATTAATAACAAGACTATTTGAATTCGTCTTCTTAAACACTGTTTGAAAGCCTGGATTATTTTTAATAGTTATTTTTTTATGATTGAATGTATTTTGTAATAATTTGAGAGAATTTATCACATCTATTAACCTTGAACGCGCATCTTCAAGCGACAAGTTAAAGTTATCTTTTAATTTGTGCAATATATCCATTTCACTGGCCTTTTGCTTAATAAGTTCTATTATATACGATTCTTCGGAATTCATAATGCTAAAGTTTGATACATTTTTATAACGCATAACTATTTCCTCTGAATTAGAGCTAATAGTGTTGAAAAAATAACTGCTACAATTTACAATAGCGTTAGGTTTAAGAGCGCCTTTGACTTTAATAGTTGTCATATAATTTATAGAATTTATTTCAACATTTTTGTTGAGTAAATTGTCAAATAAGTCAATACTATTATTAACAACAAATTTCCTAATAAACTTTATAATATTATTAACATTAGTAGCAACTAAAGTATTGATTTTTTCTAAATCTATAACATTTTTAAAGTCTATTTTAACATTAATAATTCCATTATCTTCTAACTCTATAAGAAATTCATTAACATTATTTACAAATAATTCATCTTTAGAATTGACATAAAAAGAGATTGTGTGCGACTTGCCTAAAAATTTGGCATATTTTAATATTAGCGTTTTGCTTAATAGCGGGACCTTTTTGCTAGTCATTTCTTTTTCTTCTAAACAATAAAGGCGATACAAATTTTCCAATTTTTTGCCAGGGTTGTATTTGATAAATGGATAAAGTTCGCTACTTGTAAATAGTTTAAATAAGGTTTCTAATGATATATTGTAGTTTAGCGCACTATTAATATTAATATTAATACTTTTAATACCGCTAGATTCATATTTTAAACCGTTTGTTTTATTATAAATTTTATAAAGTGCTAATTTGAATTTATTTTTATTATTGAAATAGATGTCTTCTACCAATTCGGAACTTTTCTTTAGCAGTTCTATTTTTTGCGCTAAAAAATCTCTCTTATTAATAATATTTTTAGAATATAAAAATTGAAAATATACTTTTATTAGTGTTTCGTCGTCTGTTTCTTGACCAGGGTTTTCAAGTAATAAACTTGCTAAACATACAATTATGCTATTATTATATATAGTATAATCAAATACCATATTTGAATTATTTGTAGCAATAAATGAGGCCAAAGATTTGGAGGCGCTATTAGAATAATAAGGATTAACTACATAATTAGGCAACGGCTTTAATAGACTTTGACCGACTGATATAAATTCAGTAATAGCATTTATAGTAATAGCATCAATATCTTCATAAGTATAGAGCTCTTTCTTTTCTAAACTTTCGAGTATTTCTTGCTTTTCATTAATATTTATTAAATAGGCGCTTAAATTTTCCTCTGTTAAGTCGTTTTTATTATTGGATGTAATAGCATTGAATAATTCCATTTTATTTAATTTTGATTGCGTTAAACAATAAAAATATAGCTCTTCAAAACATAGCTTTTTGTCTTCGCTCGCTTTTTTGTTATAATGTTTAATAAATTTTAATTTAACTGTTTCAATAGTGTCATCAATATATATAGTGTCAGCAATAAATATTAGCCTGGACTTGTAAGTCTTTAAATACATTAAATCATTGTTATTAAAATCATTGGTAAAATGTTTTTCATATATGTCGCTATATATAAAACTATTGTAATTATTGTAATTAGCATTTAGTTCATCTATGCTGGGAATACTCGAATTAGTGGCTATATATTTAGCATTGATAAATAAATAAACGTCATTAAAAGTGTTATTATTATTTATATAAAATTTAAATATATTTGACATTTATATAAATATAAGAGTTTAATTTTATATAAATATGATTGTAAATATTATTGTCGCTTATTGTAAAAATAGAGGATTAGGTAAAAATAATGCATTATTATGGGATATAAAAAGCGATATGGCTAAATTTAAAAAATTAACTAGTGGCAATGGTAATAATGCTATTATTATGGGGAGAAAAACATTTGAAAGCCTTAATAATGTTAAAGGACTTGCAAATAGAGACAACCTAATTTTGTCTAAATCCTTAGTATTGGATAATTGTGATAGTAAAAATTGTGTTAAAACTTTTACAACATTGGAATTATTGGAAGAGTTTGTTAAAACTAAAAACTATTCACAAGTGTGGATTATTGGAGGTGCTGAAATATATGAACTTTTTTTGAACAATTATAGGAAGCAAGAAAACAGTATTTTCAATATTAATGAGCTAATTATTACGTATTTAGATACCGATTTTGAATGTGATTGTTATTTTCCTGATTTAAATAATTATATTGATAAGCATAATTTATATTTTTATAGCAAAAACATTATTAATAATAATTCAAACGCTACAAGCAAGCAAAATTATAATATTTATGAAATTATATATAAATTCATATAATATAATATAATATAATATAATATAATATAATATAATATAATATAATATAATATAATATAATATAATATAATATAATATAATATAATATAATATAATATAATATAATATAATATAATTATTTAACATCATAATATGGGTTATCAGTAATATTCATTCCGCAATAACGAGCGGGTTCTTTTTTATAATCGACTGGGTTATAAATATTTATAGCTTTTGCTTCTGTTATCATAAATTTAAAGTTATTCCAAAACTCGTCGCTATGCCCTATTGATTTAGTAGCAATATGACTAACTTCGTGCAATGCAACATACATCAATGTATTAATATCTATTAAACGTCCTTTATTGTTTTTTTCTGTATCTAAGCAAAACGCGATTTTTTCGCCTTTATTTTCGCTGTAAGCTGTAAATTCGCTTGTAGGAAGTGTTTCATATATTTTTTTTGGGTTATAACCATTTATAAGACGTTGCACATTTTCTTGTTCTGGGTATTTTTTTGATAAATGATTTACTAGTTTATTTAAGTTATTATTAACGTGTGCTAATCTGTCCGCTGCCAAGTTTAGTTTATTTCTATCTCTCACGCAATATGTATTACCATTAACATTGGAAATAATACATCTTAAATTAAAAGAATCACTATTTAAATATAACCTTAAAGCAATAATAATAATAAATATTATTAAAATAACATTAAACAAATGATTACTTACTAATGTTGTTGTTTTCATTTATATATATTTATATATTTATATGTAATAATATAATATAATTTTACTAGTCATTATATTATATTATACACAAGTTAATTACACAAGTTAATTACACAAGTTTTTAAGCGCCTATTTCTAAAGGTTTTCTAAATTGGTCGGTTTCAATTGTTGAAATGTTCCATGGGCAATTTGTATTTGATCTGGGGTTTGCTGGTTCAGATCTTAATTGTAAGTTAGAATTTCTTAAACTTGAACCTTGTGTGTTAATTCCGACTAACTGTGCAGGATTTAATAGATTAATATTTTTTAAATCGGCATCAGCTTGGGGCATAGAATTTGACCACATATTATTATTACCTAATGGTAAAAGGTCAGATGGATTTGGTATTGCTTTATTGGATGCAACTTGGTTAATAGCGGTCGGACTATCAGCTGATGTTGCTACAGATGAATTTGATACACCGTTATATGGAGCATATGTTGCTGTCAAGGGTTGGTTATTTACTTCATTGGATGGTCCATTTAATTCAGAATAGTTAAGCCTATTTGTCATTGGTAAACTCAATAAATTTTTACCTTTTGAATAATTTAATAAAAGTACAGCAACAAAAATTAATGCTAATATTCCTAAAATATGATCAGTTTTAATTCCTTTTAAAAAGCGCCCTTTGAAAATCTTTTTTGTAACAGCCATTTTATATAAAATAAATAATAAAAAATTTTTAATAATATTTAAATAATGATTATTAAATAAACGTTTAATAATTAATTAAAGAGTTTAATTATTAAATAATGGATTACTAGTTAATTATCTTCATCGCTTGAACTATCATTAACAATGTTTGTTAAATTATATTTAAGTTTTATATTTTTTGCTTCTAAAAATGCTTCTACTGCATTTCTTCTTATTTCTTTTGCTTTTTGCTTAGCCTTCTTATATATTTCTAAATATATACTTTCGTGTGACTTCAATTCTAGTGGCTCACTATTTTCAGTAATAACATCCAAATCTGTTATTTCTAACGCATAATCGTCTTCTAATGTTTCATTTGATTCTAAATTATCCATCAAATATTTGAAAGAGCTGGTTTCTTTAAGTTCTTTTGTTACAGCTTGGTCTTTAAGTTCTTTTGCTTCAGCTTCTTCTTTAAGTTCTTTTGTTACAGCTTCTGCTTGGTCTTTAAGTTCTTTTGTTACAGCTTCTGCTTTGTCTTTAAGTTCTTTTGTTACAGTTTCTGCTTCGTCTGCTTCGTCTTCTACTAACTTAACGGGTTGAAAGTTCATATTTATTTTACTATTTTCGTCATCGACCTTTTCCTTATTAGAACTCTCTAAAGTAAGTTCCTTTTTTTTATTAATTTTTATCAATAATTGATTTTCTAAAGTATCAGATGGATATAATACCATAAATTGCACTAATATAATATCAATGATGAATGAAGATTTAGAAAATCGTATTCCATTTATATTTAATAGTGGGATTATTTCATTATTACTATCATAGTCTGCTAAAGTAAGCTTCTTTTCGTTTTCATCATAAAGGTTTATTTTTTCTTGCTTTATATTTGCTTTAATTAAAAATTTCTTTCCGCCTTTATATGACCTCATAACAGGAGTAATAAAATCATTAATGTCATCATTAGATATATTAGCAGAATCATAAAACCATAATGATTTATTATTGCAGATTTCTTTTATAAAATAATTTTCAAGATTTTCAAAAAATTCTACAATTAGCTTGTCACTGCTATTAAATTCTAAATCGCAAAAACATTTAGTGTTTGCTTGAATAATACCTTGTTTGGTTTTACATTTAGGAAGTTGAATGTAAAAATTTTTATTAGGATTAGTATTTAATTTACTGAAATATATGTTAGCATTTAGAAGTGTAGGATTTTCTAACTTTAAACTACCAAAATCAAAATTTTCGCATATTTCGTAAATATGATTATTCATTTATTGATTATATAAAACTTTAGAAAAATGAATTTATATTTTCACGCATAAATGTAATAAATAATATACTTATTATTATTATAAATTGAAATAATGGTTTTTAAAAATATTAGATTGAAAAAATGTAAACGTGAGATTAGTAAAGAAGAAGAAGAAGAGACTACGACTGCTATGACAGAATCAAGTATTGCATATCATTGTATTAATTTTTTAAAATCGGAAGAAATTAAAAAAGAAATGAGCTCTATAATCAATCCTATTATGGATTATTTCTTAAAGCAAATACACGTATATTTATATTTTTTCCTATTTTTTATATTTATTAGTTTTGTTTTACATTTAGGAGTATTATTTCTATTATTAAAATATAATATAAGATTTAAAAAGTTATATAATAAATTGAATAAATTACAATTATAGTAATTATAGTTAATTAACTAGTTTTTATATAATTTATTTATAATATTTTATAATAAATTAATAAATTATTATTTTATTATATTTTATTATATTTTATAATAAATTATTATATTTTTATAATATATATAAAATGTTGGACATTGGAGAACAACCGATGAGTGGAGGCTTTGATATACCAGGAATAACCGGAGGTAGAAGACACGGTTCAAGAAGAGGCAAAGGCAGAGGAAGAAAAACCGGCAGAGGAAGAAAAGGCGGTTCGTTTTTAGCCGAAATAACTGTTCCAGCGGCGCTATTAGCGGCTACACAATATATGAAGGGCCCGTCTTCATACAGAAGAACCAAGAGAAGAGGCTCAAGAAGACGCAACAGGTCATCACAAAGAAGAAGAAGAAGGTAAAAAATATAAAATAAAAAATAAAAATAAAAATAAAAATAAGTATTAAAAAACAAATATTGAGAGATTTTAATTTAAAACTAAAACAACAAATTTTACTAATATTTTAATTCATAATATTAATAATAATATTATTATGAATGAGCAAGCTAAGAGTTATGATGGAACTATTCAAAATAGTATAAAAAACTGGGTTGCGTTAGACAATCAATATAAAAAATTATATGCTCAAATCTCTCTATTACGAGAAGAAAAAAATAATATTGAAGAACAAATTTTTAATTATTACGATTCTAAAAATGCAAATTATCCACTAATAAATATAAGCGATGGCAAATTAAGTTTAACGCAAATGAAGCAATATAATATGCTAAGCTTTAAATTTTTAGAGGATTGTTTTAAAGAGTTTTTTACAGATTATGAAAATAGTAAGTCTATTGAAAATGAACTCATTGAGTTTATAAAATCAAAAAGAACATTTAAAACAAACAATTTAATTAAACGAACTTACAAAACATAATAACAAAATAAGTTAATTTGTATTAATATATTTATATTTATATTTATATATATAAATATATATAAATATACATTAATATATGTTCAAATACCTTGACAATCTAGATAAAACAAAACCAAGTTTGAATAAATTAGCTATGCTTCCTGGTTTTAATATATTAGAAAGCCAGTTATCGAATTTGAAAGAACCGCTTACTTACAGCAACGAAGCCGGTTATAAAAATTCAATTACATCAGATAAGGCTACTATAAATGAGCAAATATTCTTCAAATTATATGGTTTAATTGATTCAACAAAGAAGCAACTTAGCAAAAAATCACGGAAAAAAACACAAAAAAAATCAACACGAAAAAAATAAGTATTAAGAGACTTTGAACCAGTTAGAATTATTAAATGGACTTATTAATACATTACTTATTCTGTCTTTCCAAAATTGCACGCGTTGCTCAAATAATAATTCTTTTGTTGTTTTAGGATATAAATCTTTATTTACATATGCTTTTTCGAGTTCGCTTTGTTTAGGTTTTACACCATAACAATTCGAACCTAATTTAGTATGAGGATTGGGAACATAGCCACCATTTATACCGGGCAGTCCGCAGTCATATTTATGACCCTCTTTATCCTGTAACTTTGTCCAATCATTTTGACTTGTTGGATAAAGCCCTAACTGGTCTTTTGTCCATCCATAACTACACCAACTTGCTCCGGTTTTATGGGCCTCACTTAATTGATTGTAATTAGCTAATTCTCCATCAAACGCTTTGCACACAGCTTTAGCATCGTGATATGTAAATCTATTACCAGGAACGTGATAAACTTCATTAGCACTAGCATTCATAGATATATCGGGTTGGTCTACTACTGATGTTATAGTTATTTCTGGGTTTTTAGAAAATAAATGTTTAAATTCAGTTACAATATTAATATTGAAAAAATACGCCAGTCCATTAACAAAAATTAAAAGAATAAATATTCCCCATAGTAAGGCCTCAATAATGTAATGTCCTCCGCTTCGATTAGAAGGTATATTTCCATAGTCGTATGAAGTGCCTAAAAATGAAAATATTATGTAATAAACCATAATAATAACAATAAGCACCACTAATACAAAAGGATTAGTGCCTAAATTATTTAAATTATTGTAAAAATCTTGCGTTATATTATTAACTAATGCCATATTATATTATTATTATATTAATATATTAATAAAATAATAATAATCTAATTTTCTATAATTCTATAATCTATAATTCTATAATCTATAGTAATTTTCTATAAAAATAACAATATCCTTTTGCCGTGATTAACTGCGATTCACTAATTTCAGTCACATTTGTGTCATTAAAATGATACCATTTTTGATTAGAATTTTTAATATATGCAGTATAATGTCCGCCGTGACTTTCTCCATAATGATTACAAATTCCAAACAACTCATAAACATATTGCTCTCTGTTATAACCTATAACATATTTACTCAGGTCTAACCCCAATAAAGGAGTGTGAATTATATGATTTAATTTTTGATTTGAATTAGTAAATCTCTTAAAATCTACAATTAATATATTTGGTAAGCTCCAAAATTTAATGGTTTTTACAACATCTTCCTTTTTATTTGTCTTTTCGTTAAACCACGCATTTGAACCTTCTAAAAACTCATAATTAGTATATAAATCAAAGCAATCATATATAGAACATTTTTTATGTTCTGCTGGTAATGGTAAATTAATTGTACTAAATGGCTCAGGTTTAATACTCAAAATCTTATTTGAATTGTCATTTGTTATAATCAGCGAAACGTGTATTCCAAAAAATAAATCAATAATTTCAGAATAACTAGAACTATAAGTAGCTCTTATCATTTCATAACAAGTCTTCGCTAATTCATCAAGGTCGTTTTCTGTTTTTCCATCAACGCTTATATGCACCTTTCGTTGCAATGCTTCGTGAAAACAATCAAAAATAAATATTAAAAACTCTGGCAAATCATTTTGTGCATAACCTGTAAATAAATCACATTTTTTTAATGCTGCAACTCTTTGGATTGCGTTTATAAACCTATTTGGACTAATTATGCAATTTTTACTCCATAACAAATCTCTCAAATCTTTCCATTCTTTCAAAACTTGTCCATTTTCACTAGATATATGTTCTCCAACACCAGTAATCAACTCATTTAATTCATAACATTGTGATAATATTTGCATACACGAGTTTATATAACACGTATTTCCTAAATTACATAATCCACTTAATCCCTTATTATTATATTTATCTATTAAATCGTTAGCTACTAAATATTTATAATCTATTTGACTATTCATATGCTTAATAGTTTTATAACAATATATTTAATTATATATATTTAAATATATATTATTTATATAATTTATATTATACATTTATTATATGAATGCATTAAATGCTAATGATGCTATAAATGCTAATCACTCTATAAATGCTATAAATCCTATAAATCCTATAAATCCTAATACTGCGACTATGAATAATTTACTAACATTTTCAAATAATTATATACATTATTTAAATAATAGCGTTAATTATTTAAACAATAGCATAACTTATTTGAATAATGTTATGTATATGAATAATTATTATAATTACAATCATACAAATGCGAATGTTAATGTTACTAGCAATACCAATGTCACTAGCAATGTTGCTAGCACCAATGAAAATAATGCCCATTTATTTAATTATGATTTTGATGATTTTGTAAAACTATCGAATACTAATATATATGCACTAATTAAGTCAAACACTATTGACTTGTATTATGGAAATATAGAAAATCCCACAAATGATAGTTGCGCTATAACACACGAAAAATTCTCAAATTGCGACGATGTAACAATGATTAAAGAATGCGGACATATATTTAATAGTGGTGCTATAAAACAATGGCTAATACAACATCAAACGTGCCCAAATTGCAGACATAATATACTAATTAATTCTAATATTATTAGCTATTCAGACCCTGATAATAATAATAAAACTGTTTTTTTATATACCAATGAATTCAAATTTTATTTAGCTTTACATATTGAAAGATTATTAAGCAATGGCCTAACAAACAATGAACACGAACTTCAAATTATATTGTAACAGACAACGGAATAATTAAAGGAATAATATAACTAGTATTTACTATTTTCATTTGTTCTAATCTAATTTGTCTAGTTATTTTCCATTTTTTACTTCTGTAACACATAATATTTTTTTTAGCTTCACTATATATTGCGGGTGTTTCTTTGAGAGATTGTTGTAAGTCTCTCAACTTCTGTGCTTCAATCTTATAATTTTCTTCTAATACTTTAATTTTTTCGAATTGCTTGCGTGTTTCAAGACATTTTTTATTAGTATCGTTTTTTTTCAAATAAACATATTTTTTTATATCTGCTGACATTTGTGCTTCATATACTGTAGTAAAATATTTGCCTCTTACATTACGCAAAGTGTCATTGTTTTTATTATTAACACCTTTATTTCCACAATACGGACAACGCGAGTCACCATTTCTAAACCAACTAATTAAACAATGTGTATGATAACTATGATTACATTCAGGTAATGTATAACATTGTCCACATTGCAATTCATCTTTACATATCATACACTCTTCATTTGCATTTACACTAATATTAAGAATATTAATGGCATTTGTTAAAGACTCCATTTTAGGCTTCACAATGTTATTAGCTTATTAATCAAATAAGTTTTATATAATTTATTAATAATATTATAAATAAATTATAAATAATATTATGAAAAAAATTATAAAAAAATAAATTTTCTTTTTCCTAGCATTAGTGATTACTCATCTTCGTCGCTGTCTTCAGATGGAGGGCTTTTGATATGTTCACTTTGTCCTGCAATATTGAATACATGCTTGTATGTTGTTTGCCAGCGTCCTTCGGTCCAATTACGGCAGTCTGCCACATTTTTCTTGATTTTGGTTTCAAGTAAAGTGTTATCCTTGCGATAACTAACAAGAAAGTCTAGCCATCCATTATGGATACGTTCCCAGTCATTTGGAAACATTTTCAATGAATAAACAATCGCACCTGTAAAGTTTCCAATAGTTTTCTGAACATTAAGATGTTTCTTGCCTTGTAGCGGATACTTTACATCTGCTTCCTCATAAATAATGAGCAATTCATCAATAACTCGCTCTGCATTGTCCCTCATTTCATTACTAATAGGCGTCATTAGAGTTTCACGTAGCTCCTCATATGACTTTGTAATACCGTTGCAAGACTTCCAACCATGCACAATTCCATTTATCAACGCAACTAGCTTGTGAAGTTCATCATAACGCTTGTCGGTGTTGTCACACTTAATTGCACCCCACACAACTTGCGCGCGGTCAAGATACTTTCCTCTCATTTCCTGTCCGTCACTATTTGTATACTTCATAAGCATCTCCTTTGTAAACTTTACCAACGGAGTATAGCTCAATGCATGAAGACGCTCGCCTGTTTTCAATGGCGAGCCGTTTTGAAATCTGTCAAAAATCATAACACGCTCCTCCGGTGTTGCTCCGCTATATTCAACAACAATAATCTCATAGTTTCCAAAACGAAATTTTTCAATTTCGGACCATTCCGAATACTTTCTATTAGATGAATCCGAAAATTCGTCTTGAATAAAGTCTTTCAATGTTGTTACACGCTGAAGACCATCTTCAAACCATTGTTCATCGTTCTCATCAGTATAAATCAAAATAGAAGGAGATGGCATATTTCTTTTGCATGAATCAATAAATAACTTGCGCTTTTGTTCAGTCCAAACATTTGCATTGCGTTGGTGTTCGGGGATTTTAATTTTATCATTAGCATAACGAGAAACCAGATACTCAATCTTACGTCCGATGTGATTACGTTCAATTGAAGACATTAGATTAGTAGTTTTGGATAATTATACATTTATTTCTTAAAGTTGCAAATCAATTTTTTTTAACTACAGCCTTAGTAACCACCTTTTAATAAAGCACCAAACGGGCTCCAATAAGGCAATAGCGTGGGTTGTTGCTTTAATACATTTAATATATTTTGCGGAACGCATTTTTTATCTACAACAACTTGATATGTATAGTCGTCAAACCAAGTCTTTGACATATAATAATTTCCTTTAAAACCTTTTTTGTCTCCCCAAGAATTTTCCACTAAAAAGCCGTCTGTTTTTGAATTGTCGAAATTATAGCCTTTTATAACAACAGCATGATTTGGCCCAGATTGCCTATAATCTAGCGCATCACATTTTTTCATATAAGTGTCAAACCCAAAAACGTCTTCATAGTCAAACCCTTCGTTATCTAAAAATCCGTGATCGTCTGAAATATATTTATTAAAATCAACCCCCACCCATACAGCTTCTTCACTATTAATAGATTTTTTAACAGCATCCATCATTATATTGCTAGGAACATTAATGAAATTTTGCTCGCTTGCTCCTAATATATTAAATGTCATTTCAACATTATATAATTTATAAAACGGAGCTTGCTTGCACGGATAGTTTATTAAACAAATTTTGTCTTGTGCTTTATATGGAACATATTTCTTGTAAAAGTTGAGAGGAGTTATTTCGGCTATTTTATTAGCTTTTAAGGATTTGTTTTTATCACTTGTTTCATAATATTCCCAAGTTATTTTACTGGGCGGTTCTCCCAAAAATAAGACCAAAATTTTATAACAATCAAACAACATACTTTCTAATAATTGTGTCTTGTTTTTCAATAAGTCGCCTTTTGACATAGTTCTAATTCTATGCGCGCATTTTCGCAAAAAGTCGTCATAAAATTGCTCTAATTCTTTAGAATTGGCGCTGTGAAAGTGGTCGTTCATATTTGATTTTGGCACTATTCCATATTTTTCTATTAAATTTACAAACATATTCCACTGACCCCCATCATCTGTTACTTTATCTAATAAACTTATTAATTTTACTAATTCCGTTTCAGATTTTAATGTTTCTAAATTAGTAGCATAACTTTCCAAAATATAATTTAAATAATAATTTGCCTTTTCTAATTTATCATAAAAAAATAAGAAATTTTGCGAAAGCTCAAAGCTAGGCTCTAACTTGTATTTTTTAATCATTTTATAGCGAATAATATTTAAAAACGCAAACAGCCAACATCTACCACTGTTTTCTTGATTTGTGATATTTGCATCTACGTCAATAACCTTGTTAAATACTTGCTTTTTATTTTGTATATAATCGCTTTTCAATATTAATTTCTTAAAATCAGACTTTGTATTTACATTTTTTAATACCTTATTTGTTTTCTTTATATTGAATTTATGCGAAAAATGTGATAAATTTTTATGTGTTATATTATTAACCATAGCTATATAAAAAATATATATATTAATATAGCGCTATATTAATATATTAAATAAACAAATAAACAATTCTTTTAAATATTTAATAAAACAATATAAAGACAAAAGCCCTATTTACAATCTTTTAAATATTTGTCAAATAATAAACTTTTAATTTCTTTACATTTTAACTCTTCAAGTTTCTTCTCATATTTTTCCGGGTCAGTCCATTTTTCGCGTAATTTTGCTAATTCGTTATGCCACGACTGTAATGTTACTCCTCGCTTCTTTTTAAATTCGCTCATATTTTCCAAGTCTAAAGCATATAACTGCAATAACGGTTTCATTATTTGATTACTAATATAATGACTATAGTCAAGCACTAGACCATTTAGCTTAATAAAATCAGGAGTTTCTATTTTTTCGCCTTGCAAAGCCTTTTTATTACTATTCACTATATATGCATAATACATCCTATCTCCGCTAGATGGCTTATTTCCACTGTCGCGCAAACCAATACGCTCAGCTAATACCTTATGAGCAATTTGTTTAGGATTTTTGTAATAGCCACGCAACGACTTAGTCACTAATAATTTTTCAATAGGATATTCACAACCTATTAATTTACCAAGACACTCATTCAAAAATTTAACAGACTTACTAATACTTTTTTCATTCATAATAATATTAACAATTCCTCCATATATATCTTTCACTAGCGGGGCATTATCGCGCCGTTTTAATACAATACCCATATATTTCATTTTTCCTTTATCTGGATTGTCTTCATATAAAATGCCAACATATCGCTTTTTAGATAACAAAATCCACGGATAAAAGGTCTTTTCATATTCTAAGTCGTGAGGCGCTTTTAGAAATTTACTTGCTAATTCGCCCGCTTGTTTTGCTAGCTCAATAGTATAAACTAGCGCTTCTTTATTTACAATTTTTTCAAGCGTCTCAGGATTACGCAAATTAAATTTGAAGAATACTGAGTCGGTGTCACCATAAACACATTGCGCTTTCACTTTTACAGTTGTTCCATTGCTAAGCGTTACATTAATGTCGTCATAACATTCTTCAATAATTGAACGACCGTAAAATAGTAATTTGCGCCCAACTGCTGTTGTAGAGGCTGCAACATCTGGCTCATAAAAAGCACTTGTTATTGCACCCATTTGGCCATATAATGAATTAGCAGTTACTTTAATACTTAACTGACGCTTATCCAAAATATTTTTCATAAATTCGTCGTTTTCTAATGTTATAAGCTTTCGCGTTGTTTTTCTAGCTAAAAGTAGGTCTTCTAAAATTGATGGCATAATTGCTTTTCCTTCGCTAAATTGCGCAAATCTGCAAATTTTATAACCAATTACAATTTTCTTAGCAGCTGCTTTCGGGGTCAATCTAACATATTTGTAAGTATCATACTTGACATCAACATATTTATAACCCAAGTCATATAAATTGTCATAAATAAAATTACCATGCTCGTCTTTTTCACCTAACTCACCTATCAAATTATGCGCTAAATCATATTCTTTTGTCCATACTTTGCTATCGTGCGATAAATTTTCGGAAATAATAGACGAAGGATATAGCGAACTATAATCAACACACGCAACCGGTTCGTCTAAGTAAATACCTGTTTTAGGTTTGAAAACGTGAGCACCTTCATAGCCTCCGCCATTTTTCTGCTTTTTAACTACAGGCATAAGAGTGTTCTTTTCTCCGCATTTTTTAGAAACATAACTTTGCAATTTAATACCTTGTCCGCGCAATAATAAGAAACTTAGCGGAACATTGCACAAATTAGACATCTCCACTTTATCTGTAATGACGTCCACTTTTAATAATAGCCAAATAACATTGTCACAATCGGCCAAACAATATTTTCCAACTGTCCATCTATCATAATCAGAACCATTAGCAAGAGCAAATATTTCGTGAGGTGTTACGTCGTCCTTTGCTAAACCCCATTTATATTTGTAATTTGCTAAATCTAATTCTTCTGCACTGTTAATCACAAACCATTGCTCTGTTTTGTTTAGTTCAATAATTTCGTATTTTTTGCCTTTTTTGTATAAATTGGAGCTAAATCCTTGCTCGTCGAACTTAATATAACTACCCACAGCTATACCTGTTAAATTTTTAGTATTGATTTTAGTAGTGTTAGTTTCGTTATTAACTTCTATACTTGTTACATTGTCACTAATAAAATAACTTGATGTAAAGTCTAATTTATTAGAACTTAATGTAAATTCTTTCCTGAAAACGACATACATATCAATAATAATGCGTCCTGCCATTTTAATAAATTTAAGATTATATTCGCCACTTGCTAAAATGATTTTATTATTTTCTATGTCTTCACAACCCGTGCGCCAATCTTTTGAAATACAAATTTCGTCTTTATTGCGCGATAATTTGAGGAATTCTTTTGCGCAATTTAATTCGAGCGAGCGCTTATACATAAATTCAAAATCAAAACCCGTAATATTATAACCCGTAATAATATGCGGATTATATTTTATTATTAATTTTGTAAATGTTAATAATACTTCCTTCTCAGTTTGTCGCTCTAAAACAGTAACCTTATTTTCTTGTGCCCAAGACTCATATTTTTCGGGAATTTTACAACCACCTTTTACAATAATCACACGCTCATATGGCTGTTTTTCGGTATAGTTAATAAAACTCATTCCAATAAATGTAATAATGTCACCTTCAAGCTCCGGAAACCCAGTATTTTTAAATGCTTCCGTTAACTCATATAATTTTGTATTATATTCACACGAGCTATCTTTAATTAATTCGATTAAAGTAGCGTTTTTTTTATTGTAAGCTTTTACTCTCTTTTTGCGCTTAAACGCATTAGTGACCTCAATATTGTTAAGGTCGCTATTGTCATTGTCTTCTGCTTCCACATCTTCGTCTTCTGCATCTGTGTCTTCCTCTTCTGATTCGCTTAGTTCTATAATAGTGTCATTTCCTGTCTTCTTCTTAAAGTTTGCTGGAATATAGTTTGCTAAATTATCAATTAAATTTTCAAAATTTAGCGCAGCCAAATTCTTTTCTTTTGGATAAACTTTGGCAATATAATTTAATTTATGGTCGGTCAATTTATGGTCGGTCAATTCAAACGCACTTAAAACCTCTTGTCCTAACATACTAATATCATAATTAGATCTAAATTCATCGCCACACGAATAATAATTTTCAAGGATGTTTGTAGCTAATTTTTTATAGTTCTTTATTGGAAGAGGAAAATCACCGTGACTGCTACTAGCTTCAATATCAAAACTACAAATAGCATACTTTACCGGGGTCTCTTTTTCTTTGTATGAAACAATGTCTTCATAGTTTATACAATATTCGTAAGCACAATGCGTCGTTTTATTTGCTATTTTTTTAACTTTATGCGATGGCATTTTAATCCATCCGCTTGGAACAATTTCTTTATTGTGGAAGAATTTTAATAATGGAGGAATATCTGCTTCATATAAATAGCAGTTTGTTGTTCCTTGTTCGTCATTATATACAAAACCTTCGTCATTTAATGTTCTTTCGAATCCACTGTCTTTGCTTGTTGTATCAGTATAAAATAGTTTTTTCACTTTATTATATATACCTGTGTTTATAAAGGAGATTTTTATAAAAGTATGGAGTTTTTTATTATCAAAACCATATAATTTTTGCCGCTTTACAAGCTTTAAGCTTACTATGCTGTCTTCGTAATAAGTTCCAACCTTTTTTTTTAAATGAGCTAAAAACGAATTTTTGCGCTGTTCATTCCATTGCTCATTTACCAAAATGTAGAAAAATGGATAAAAGTTTTCAATAATAATTGATGCAGTTTTATCTGCTTCATTAATACCAAATGCTTGAATAATAAACTTTTTGCTGTCTTTGTAAGGATTAAATTGAACATTCATTAATTTATTATTTTGCAATTCGGATTTATTGTGCCCATCGTAAGCATTGTAATCATATAATCTGAAAGATTTATGCTTTTCTGTAGCAACATTATGCTTTTCTGTAGCAACATTATGCTTTTCCATAGCCTACTTATTAATATGTGTATTAAATTAATTCTATATTTTTTAAATATACAATTAATTTCAATTTTTTAAATTAAGAAATTAAGAATAACAGCTAATTTTAACCAAATAATCTAAAAGGTGTTATGACAGCTCTAGTTGTAGTTGTAGTTGTGTTTTGAGTTCCAGCTGCTAAATTTGCTCTCAAATTTTCTATACAATTTTGCGATAATCTGCTTCGAGCACTGCTCCTTACTATATTAGCATAATTTTCATTTTTAAGAGTATTATTTGGCGTGGTAGCGTTATCTTTAGCCGAATAATGTTTAATCGCATTTATCTTATTTTTAATTAGAGCATCATTATCATTACAAGTGTCACCAATTTGATATTGTGTAACAAAACCACGTCCATTAATAAAATTATTATCATACGGAACAATTGATAATAATTTCGGAACATTATTCATACCTATTAATCCTTGTATCATTTTTCTTGATAAATTGCTACCATTTTTTGCAGGAATAAATGTGCTATTTGTTATAGCTGTTCTAGCTCCTGGTAAGACGATAATTGCTTTTTCTAAAGTATCTATTTCAGTATCTCGCTTGATTTCAATATTATTATATGGATATAAAAAGCTAGGATCTGTTTCTGTTGCAGGGTCGTGATAGACAAAAATACAATTTACATTTTCGAAATCGCTCCCTATAGTAAGAATAAATAAATTTACAACTTGCAAGCTATAAAAATTTATTCTACTATAAGAATTGTCATAATTTTTAATTAAAGGATAATTAAAAGGATAATTCTTATTTAAATTCAATACATTCAATACATTAGAATTGTCCTGTAAAAGTATATCTAATTTTGTTGTTGTTATAAAATAGTTTCCATAATTATAACGAACATCATAATTAACAATAGATGAATATAAATCGCTCTCTATAGTAATCGCATTATTTAAGTTATAAATAGTATTATCATAATTTAAGTCCTTAAACTTAAATCGCAAAGCATTATTCATAATTTCATAACTAACAGTAACAATAGCACTAAGGTCTTTATTATTTATTGCTAATAAATTATTCACATTATTAATAAATGGATTATTTGTGTAATACTTATTAGTCGAACTATTAACATTAATATTAATATACGAAAAATCTATTATTTTTGAGAGATTAAAATCAAATTGTTTTTTGTTTTTATATTCAACGTAATTGTATAAACTAGCATTGTAATTTATAGCATTGTTTATATTATTATTGTTATAATTAGTGTTTTTATAATTAAAAGTGAAATCTAATAAATAAAGGTTGTTTTTACTCGTTACTAATGTATTATATTTAGTATTAGTATTAGTATATGATAACAATGAAGCATTAATATTTTTTGAAAAAACAATTTTTGAAATATCGAAAATACTAGCATTTTTGGAAACTATATGAATATTATTATATAAGTCATATTGTGTTATACCTGTGATTTTTTTACCTAATGACAAAAATATTGTATTGATTAAACGTGTTGTATTCTTATAATCTGGATTATGATTAGCAATGTAAAAATTAGAACATATGTCTAATGCTCTTACATTATTTAAATATATATTGTTTTTATCGAAAATAATCTTGCTATTTGATTTTTTAGCATTCAAAATATCAAAATTGTTTGTCTTTATCATAAATGTAGTAATAGTGTTTAATCTATTATAATTAGCGTAAAGTGTATTAGCGTTTAATTGAATTGGCACACCTGAACTAGTATATAAATCAAAACTATAAGTATTTACATTCTTAAAATCTAATGTAAGTTTATTATATGAATATATATTAGTATTGATTATATAAGACGAGTCCAAAATTAATCTGTTAATACTTGCATCAGTTTTAATAAATAAACTTGAAAAATCGGAAGCTACATAATTTATTAGTGATATATCAGTGCTAGCATTTGAAAATAATGGAATACTTGAAAAATCACTAATTATAAAACGTGCACTATTAAAATATATATCACTATTTGCACTGTTATCTTTATAAATAAAATCTTTTATACTTATGTTAAAATAATCTTTGTAGTTTGTTATATTGTTAAAATAATTATTAAAATAATAATTTAAATGATAAAAAGTGGTGGATTCGGTCTTCACTATGTTATTAAGTAAATAATTTTTTGAATTGTCGCTAGTGTTTTGATTTTTAATAAATAATATTTTTCTATTTGTATTATTAGAAGAGTGAATAAATTTAATATTATTTTTAATATTATTTTGCGTAATCATAATTGCATTAATAGTTGTCCGATTATCAGCACCAGTATTTTTTAATTTCTGAGATAATATTATTCTATCCTTATAATTAGTGTTACCATAATCGCGCGCAAAAAAAGTAGTACTATCATTAGTATTAGAGGATTGTGTTAGAATTTGTGACTTCATATATATATTTATCCCGTGTCTTGTATTTGAACTAGACAAAATAATATATTCTTTTTTTTTACTATCTATGCTTATCATACTTATAATGTAACTATAGATTTTTAATATTAAAACTATTTAAAATGTTAAAAATCTATTAATAAGCTGTTTATGTTTATATTTATATTTATGTTAATACATCTGTATCATTGAAATACCATTCTGATGATAAATAATGAGGCTTAGATTTATTAATATTACTATTTTTCTTGGTTTTAAGACTAGGTCCTTTTGATGTAATTGAATTAATTTCAAAGGTTCCAATAGAATAGTTGTAATATTTTAAGTCAGATATATTTCCTGCAAATCCCCCGTTATAATTAATATATAAATTATCGTAATTTTGTTTAACAATATTTGATAACTTGTGCCGTTTTGTTAAACTACCATTTATATATATATCAACTATATTTTGAGAGGTTGCTCTAATAACAACACCAACCCATTTTTTTATAGGTATAGCATCTACATATATGTCATCATAATATGCTTTTCCAATGCTATTATTATTATGAAATACGTTTATTCTTACTAACATACCTAATACTGGATAGCTATCCATTAACTCATCGCTATAATTACGTTTTCCTTTATATAAATATACACCTGGAGCGTTATTTGGTCCAAATAATCCAGACCCACCTTCACCTACTGAATTAGGTGGCGAACCTTTATTAAATACGTGCATATAGTCGGAGTCGTCTTTATATTCTAAATTAGTAACATAAATCCAAAATGAATAAGTAAATTCAATACCTTCATATTGATTGACACTTCTTAAAAGTGGAATAGATGTTTTTGAGCCTAATGCTTGGGTAATAGTTAAAGCTTCTGTGGCGTCTTTCATACCGCTTATAATATATGGTGTTTTTGAGGGAGATAACATAATAAATATAACTTTGCTTCCAATGTAAAATAAAGACGAAAAAATTATGATTATTGCTAATATGAAAGTTAATCTTGATATCATCGTGTTAGATGCTAAGAAATCATTTAGCACGCTCTTTTTATCGCTTTGATATGGAATTAATGAACTCATATTTTTTTTTAAATTGTCCAAAACTCCTTCGGGTGGATTCATATTATTACTATTATATAATATTAATATTAATAATATTATTATTTTATAGAAAATAATAAATAAATAATAAATAATAAATAATAATATTAATGATTTTATTATTTTATAGAAAATAAAAATAATAAAAGAATAAAGAATAAAGAATTACAATGTAATTGTTCCTTTTTCTTTGTTATATTCAAGAAAGCTGATTTTTAATCTATATTTATTAAATATAGATGTTGCGAGTTTTGAATTAATACCTTTTTTATAAATTTTATAAGCCTCTTGTGGATTAATAGAGTGGCCTTCATAGCGTATGCGTGTAATATATCCTTCAAAACCAGTATTGGTACTTGAACTGGACAATTTCATATTTCCTATATATATATTTTTTTTAGATTGATCTTCATTCTGGTTTTTATATAATCCGTGTAATATAAATGAATTGCGTAATTTACCGTCTAAATATACATCTAGTGTGCGAGTATCTACACTAAGAGTTAAATTGTTCCATTTTTGAACAGAAATATTAGGGATTTTATATCTTGTATAATTTGTTTGACCGGGTTGACTAACACTCTGTGCTTTGTCTAAATATGTTTCAATATCAATAAATAAATTATTTTCATATTTATCTAATGCAATATTTATATTTTTATAAACGGTTGTTATGCTTGTTGGTGTTGCTAATGTGCGTTTACTACTAATACCTGTTATTGTATTTTCTAATCCTGGAGCAGTTATTGCAAATTCTTTATGTGACATAAATAAAATATTCTTTTCAGAAGATATATTATCACCCCAATTTTCTATATAAAACCACACACTTAACATAAAATTAGAGGAGCTTGTTTCTGGTATATCTTTAGCAAATACGACATTTTTGTTACTTGAGAATAAACCGCTAACACTATTCACTCCCTGAGCTAGTTCACTGGCATCACACATAATGTCAAATATTATATTTGTTTTGAAGAATAAGTTATTTAGTCCCCATACAAGAACTATTACAAGAACTATTATTATTATTATATTTACTATAGCCATTATAAATATATATATAAAAAATATTATAATGTTTTTATTAACACTAAAATATTTAATTTAAAAATATTTAATTTAATCTCTTAAATTAAATTAAATAATTTTTATTTATAAAAATAAGAATAAAAATAAGAATAGAAAAATGTGCTATTTAAAAATCTCTCAATTATGTTTTATTTTTTGATAAATTGTATAATAATTCGATTGTAGATGGTGTTCTTACTTTATTATAATAATAAATTTCTTTTATGCTTCCATGAATGCCGTCGCGTTCGCCAATAGTTATAGCATCCCCCTTAAAATAAGGTGACACGTCTTCTTTTGAACCTACTAATTTACCATCTATAAATACATCTATCATATTATTGTCATAATTTATTACAAAAAACAGCCATTTTTGGAACTTAGGATTTATCATCTCATATATTGTATCTAATTGGTCGCCTCTATTACTAATTGTTCTTGATTTTATAATTATTTTTTGCGAGCTACCATTATAATATATTACAGGTTTAAAACCATAATTGAATAAAACAGTATCTTTTGTATATGCTAGCGATGTATTTTCCGGCTGTGGATTAAGATAAATATAGAAACTTAAGCTATAAGTATAATTATATGGAAATTTTTCTTTACTTACTATCAAATTAGAGTATGTTGTTTTAATATTAAAGGCACTATTTACATCATTAAATAGTGTAAATGAATGAGTTTTAATATTTGAATTATTAGCACTAGCGTCTTTTATAGAGCGAGAGTCGGAGCTATTACCTCTATTAATACCAGCACTAATAGACGTGTTAAATGAATTTAATTGTTTTTTATATGCATCTTTATCCATATTAAAAGCGTCCATTATTTTATCTAATCTCTCTTCGTTGGGTTTTTTATGCTCTTCGACCGTGATGTTAGGAACAGTTATAGGTTTACTTAAGTGTGTATTTAAGTTTTGATATTTTCCTAAAGTTTTCTCTTCGTTTAAATAAAAAGGCCCACTACCTTGCAAAATATCGCTTTTATTAAATGTTCTTATAAATTTAAATAGCATAGGTAAAAAAATTAGTGACAACACTAATAATAGTAATATGAAAAATAATATATAAACTGAGGAAGGTGTTAATCTAATATCATTATTTATTTCATCTGTTAAAATAACAATCAAGCAAGGAATAAAAAATACAAAATTTTTAAATATGCATAAAAAATATTTGGCATAACTTTTTATTAAATCTGTGTATGCGGGTTTTTTGTCTTTTTCTATTTCTATTTCACAATAGATTGACCCATTGGATGATGTTTTTATAGAAAAAAGCTTAGCTATTATTGCTAATACTATTAAAAATATTAATAATAGTAATATATTTTTTGTAATGTTTAATAAATTGTCATTAACTTTGTGCAAATAGAAAGTATAGTTTAATAGGAATAATGGTAAGCTAATTAGCAACAATAAGTAAAAGAAATATTTCATTATGTTAAATAGTGGGCTTGTTAATGTGGCTTTTAAGTTTGGTTTATTTATAGTTGCTGATTTGTCGTCTTTGATATCAATAATCTTTCTTGAGTTTTCATTATAAATATTTATATATGCTGTATCACTATTGTGTTTGTTGTCTGTAGTCCTCTCTCCGGGCTTATCCCAAGGTGTATGATTTCTATAAACAAAAAAAAGGAAACAATATATACTAAATCCTAGTAACACTATTGTAACTAAAATCTCATATTTACTATTTTTAATAGCAAATAGATTTTGCTTCTCATTTAAATAATAAAATAAGCATAATATTAGTATAAGTACTATGCTAATAAAATAAGTATAATATTTATGTGGATTATCTTTTATTTTAAATCCATTAACTATTTTGTCTATTATTCTTATAAAAATAGTGCTTAAAAATTTTAAAAACTCACCTATTTTTTCACTACTAGAATTGAATAGCTCTTTAAATTTTGTAACATTAGTATTAGTATCAGATGACATAATAATATAATATAATATAATATAAAACTATATAATATTATTACTACTAATTACTACTAATTACTACTAATTACTACTAATTACTACTAATTATTCGAAAACTATTTAAATAGCGTTATAAATTTTCACAAGCTGTTTTTCTACCATGGCAGTCTCTGCACAATGCTTCCAAATTATCTATAGCATTTGAACCACCATATTCAAGTTTTATAACATGGTCTACCTCAAACCACGCAGGCAATTGTTTTTGACATTGCTTACAATGCCAATTTTGAGATGCCGCTACATATTTCTTTTTTGTTTCACTTACGCTTCGCTTAGTAGAAGTATTTCCGGAATATAAAATCTTTTGTTGCTGTTTTGATAAATTGTGATTTGGATTTTGATTGTAATTTTGATTGGGATTTGAAAACGTTACTGATTTGCGATTGTTAGGATTATTGTATACGTTAATGTTATTATTTAATTCTTTTGATATAGAGCTCGACGTAAAATCAATAATTGGAGTAATAATACTTGCAGTATTTCTATCAATAGGTAAATATTTTATATATCCATTTGAGTTTGTTACAAAGTCTTTATAATTGTTCGGATCTTTTTTTATATATAAATAAATACATAGTCCAACAAAAGCGAAAAAAACCATTTTATAATATTTTTCATATTTCTTTAGTTTTCTAAGTAACTTACCTTCAAAATATGTATTGACTAATACCAAAACTGTTATTAATAAAATAAGCAATTCAAGTTTCATAGTATTAGATTAGTATTATTTAATATATAAATATATTATTAGGATTAATAAAACCAACAATACACTTCCAAAAATATATTTGTGCCTATTTTTCTTTTCATCATTCTTTTTAAGTTCTTTTAATTTATAATTTTCATAATAGTTGTTTAGAGCATCATAATATGATACTTCGGGTTTACCTAAATAGCTATTTATTTTATTATGTATAAAATGTGTCCATTTTATAAGTGATTCTCGTGAGTCTAAATAAGGTGTTACTGGATATGCATCTAAAAATTTACTAAAGGTATTACCTATTTCGGGGACAGGTATAAATAATGGCAAATTTGTTATAAAGTCATAATATTTTTTTTTTGTGCTCTCATTTACATTTAACGGATATGACAAAGCAATTGTATATAATACAAACCAATAATGAGGACCCCAAATAATAGGGTTAAATATGCTACTATTGGTCATAATATTTTTTATATTAATATAGATTTTATATTAACAAATGTTACTAAAATAAAATGTTACTAAAATAAAATGTTACTAAAATAAAAAATAATATATAAAAACATAATTACATAATAATTAACAATCTATAAATCTATAAATTTATAAATGAATACAAAAAAATTTATTTTTTGTAATAATTGCGGTAAGCTGGGTCATTTATTTCATCAATGCAAAGTTCCTATAACAAGTATTGGCATTATTCCAATAAGGATTACAAAAAAAGTAAATCCACTAACAAATACATTAGAAAATGATGTTGAGATTTTCATAATAAAACGTAAAGATACATTATCGTTTGTAGATTTTATGCGTGGAAAATATTCCATAGAAGATAAAAACTATATTACAAATTTATTAAATAATATGACTGTAAATGAGCGACAATTTATATTAAACAATGATTTTGATAGTATATGGCAATATTTATGGAACTATAACACCAATAATTCTTATAAAAATGAGGAAAAAACATCTAAAAGTAAATTTATTAACTTAAAAAATGGCTATTCAAATATTTTTGAAAGCTATGATTTAGAAAGTTTGGTGAATTTATGTGATAAAAAATACATTGAGCCCGAATGGGGCTTTCCAAAAGGCCGTCGCAATTATCAAGAAAAAGATATTGTGTGTGCCCTTAGAGAGTTTGAAGAAGAAACTGGATATGAAAAAAAAGATATTGCTATTATTAATAACATTGTGCCATATGAGGAAATATTTAGCGGTTCTAACTATAAATCATATAAGCATAAATACTTTATTGGTATAATTAATAACAATTATATTCCTAAGAATAATTATCAAATTTATGAAATTACCGAAATTAAATGGGTGTCTATAGACAATGTATCTAATTATCTAAGAGAATATAATTATGAAAAAAAAAATATTATAAATTATTTAAATAGTTTATTAAAAACTTATAAACTATATATTTAATATATAGTAAATGAATATATTAGGTAATTTATTTAGTTCGAAAAAACCGGAACAAAATAAAGAAGCAGAACCAGAAACAGAACAAGGAGAGCAAGAAGAAGCAGAGGAAGCACAAGAGGAAGCAGAAGAGGAAGCAGAAGAGGAAGCAGAAGAGGAAGCAGAAGAGGAAGAACAAGAAGAGCAAGAAGAAGAGGAAGCAGAAGAGCAAGAAGAAGCAGAAGAGGAAGATGCAGAAGATGCAGAAGAGGAAGCAGAAGAAGCACAAGAGGAAGCAGAAGAAGCACAAGAGGAAGCAGAAGAAGCACAAGAGGAAGCAGAAGAAGCACAAGAGGAAGCAGAGCAAGCAGAAGAGGAAACAGAAGAAGAAGAAGAAGAAGAACAAGAACCAGAAGAAGAACAAGAAGATGAAGAGGAAGCAGAAGAGGAAGCAGAAGAACAGGAAGATGCAGAGCAAGAAGAGGAAGCAGAAGAACAGGAAGCACAAGAGGAAGCAGAAGAACAGGAAGCAGAAGAGGCAGAAGAGGAAGCAGAGCAAGAAGACGAAGCAACAGAGGAAGCAACAGAGGAAGCAACAGAAGAGCAAGAAGAAGAAGAAGAAGAAGCTGAAGCAGAAGAAGAGGAAGCAACAGAGGAAGCAACAGAGGAAGCAACAGAGGAAGCAACAGAGGAAGATGAAGAGGAAGATGAAGACGAAGAGGAAGCAGAAACAGAAGAAACAGAAGAAGCAGAGGAAGCAGAAACAGAAGATGCAGATGAAGAAGATGAAGCAGAAGCAGAATATGAAGAAGAAACAAGAGAAGACGAAGCAACAGAAGAAGCAGAAGAAGACGAAGCAGAGCAAGAAGAAGCAACAGAAGATGAAGAAGCAATAGAAGCAATAGAAGCAGAACCAGAATATGAAGAAGAAGAACCAGAACTAATTGAGAATACAGACTTAGGCGAAGGAAAAAAAGTTGAACCACAAGAGACTAGTTTAGAAGAAGAAGAAGAGGAAACAGAAGAGGAAACAGAAGAGGAAACAGAAGAAGAGGAAGAGGAAACAGAAGAGGAAACAGAAGAAGAGGAAGAGGAACCAGAGGAACCAGAAGAAGAAGAAGGCTCAGAAGACGTTGTTTCAAGTATAAAACAGCCCGAAACAAAAGAAAAGAATAATTTATATTTAGCCTCACTATTTAGAGAGAATATAAACAAAATAACTATAGACAAATCAGAATTGGAAGGCCTAGAAAGTGGTGTAAATACAAAAACAGATTTAAAATATTATTTAAATGCTTTAGAGTTATTAAATGCAAAGGAGTTAAAAAACCCGCTAAATAGTAATTATAAATATTTATATCCTCATCACGATGATGAATTTTTCAATATTAAAATAGCACACAACAAAGAGCTTATGGAAAATAAAATAAAAATAAATATTGACACAGATTTTGAAAAGCAAGCAAATGAAATATGCAATAAGGCTTTTGAATTAGCACCATATCAAAAATTTATAAAAAACTTTTTATCAATACATACACCATATAATGGTCTTTTATTATTTCACGGACTAGGAACAGGAAAAACGTGCTCAGCAATAGGGGTAGCAGAAGAAACCAGAAAATATTTGCAATATATGGGCTATAATGATAGAATTATTATTGTAGCCTCTCCAAATGTGCAGGAAAATTTTTATTTACAATTATTCGACGAGTCTAAATTAGAGTTGCACAATGGTTATTGGACTATTAATAATTGCGCAGGTCAAAACATATTAAATGAGATTAATATATTGCAAAAAAATTTATCACGTGAAAAAGTGATAAAAATAGTAAAAAACATTATATCAAATTACTATTTATTTATGGGTTATACACAATTCGGCAATTTAATAATGAAAAAATCCAACATTACAAATCAGTTATTAACCGACGATCCAAATAACACTAAGCGAAAAATGCTGATTAAAAAGAAATTGCAAAAATATTTTAATAATAGATTAATCATAATTGATGAAATACATAATATACGCCAGTCTAAAGATAACAGTAATAAATTAGTGTCCAACGAATTGATGAATTTAGTTAAAAATGTTGACAATTTAAAGTTGCTATTTATGTCAGCAACACCAATGTTTAACGACTTCAAAGAAATCATTTTTTTAATAAATATTTTAAATATTAACGATAATAGGTCAAAAATAGAGCTTAAAGACGTGTTTAACGGCGACGGAAGTTTTGTTGTAAATAGTGCAGGCGAGCAAGTTGGTCTCGAATTGTTTAAGAGAAAAATAAATGGCTATGTTAGCTATGTTAAAGGCGACAATCCATTAAGCTTTCCGTTTAGAATATTGCCAAATAATTTCTCAGAAACTAGAAGCATATTTAATGCCAAATATCCCGAATTAAAAATCAACGGTGTTAGCTTAAGCGAAAAAATAGAATTATTTGATATATATGTAAATCAAATATCGCCTTACCAAGAGTTTGTGTATAATATTGTCCTCAAAAACAATATATCAAAATTCGACGAAGAGAAAATTAATGCAATGGAAACATTTGGATACACATTATTACAAAAACCATTAGAAGCGCTAAATATGGTGTTTCCTAATAGTAAATTAGAGGCTTATTTTGACGAAAAAATGACGCTCTATGAAAATATTCAAGATGTTATTGCTAATATTAATCTTGAGGAAATAAACGGACTTGTTAACATTAGAGATATTATTGGTAAAATGGGCATAAATAATATAATGAGCTATGAAGAAAGCCAGGCACCAAAATCAAGATATGGCTATAAATTTAATAGCGAATTTGCTACAAGTGATATATTTGATTATAATGTAATAGAAAAATATAGTACAAAGATTAAAGCTATATTAGACTCTGTTTTTAATTCGCAAGGTCCAATTATTATATATTCGCAATTTATTGACTCGGGTTTAATACCGCTAGCATTAGCATTAGAAACAGCGGGATTTACTCGCTATGGAACTAATAAATCTTTATTTGCTAGTCCTCCAAGCGAGGAATTAGATGTAAATACTTATAAAAAGAAATCGGAATTAGAGCAGGGACAGCGTTTTAGAGGCGCAAAATACGTTATTATTAGTGGAAACAGCAATATTTCTCCTGATATAGTGGGCGATTTAAAGGCTTGCACTGACACAAATAATATTAATGGCGAAATAGTGAAAGTAATACTTTTATCGGCAGCAGGAAGTGAAGGATTAGATTTTAAATATATTAGACAAATACATATTTTAGAGCCTTGGTATAATATAAATAGAATTGAGCAAATTATTGGCAGAGCAATTAGAACGTGCAGTCACAAGGACCTCCCTCTTAAATTGCGAAATGTGCAAATATATATGCATGGCACATTGTTAAATAATAATACTGAGTCGGTAGACTTATTTATTTATAGAAAAGCGGAAGAAAAAGCGAAAGTAATTGGAACAGTTACGCGCGTGCTTAAAGAGCATAGTATAGATTGTTTACTTAATTACGAGCAACAAAAATTCGACGAGAAATTTTTGAATAAAGAATTGGCTATTACTCTTTCTAATAACTCTTCAATTAACTATACTATAGGCGACAAAGCGTATAGCGCTCTTTGCGATTATATGGCTGAATGCCGGTATTTTTGTAAGCCTTCTAGCGAAGACTATGACAAGATATATGGCAGAAGCATAAAAATAAATAGTTCGCTATATAATGACACATTTTTGAAAACAAATAACGAAGTCCTTACAAAAATGTTGAGAGATTTATATAAAGAAAAATACTTTTATACTAAGACTGACATTATTAAGCACATTACTGCGTTTAAAGATTATCCATTAGAACATATAAACAACGCGCTCGATGAGCTAGTCAATAATGAAAACATATTTATAACAGATAAATATAATAACTCGGGAAAACTAATAAATATTGATACTATGTATATTTTTCAACCGGCAGATTTAAATACTGATGCAACATTGTTTGAGCGCACCAATCCTATACTAACTAAACCTAATGAATTAAAGGTGAATATATCTGATTCGGTCCGAATAGACGACACCGAGACACAAGAAAAAACGGGTCTAACTGCAAAAGAAACAAAAGATAAAAAAACTTCACAAATCAAACTATATGCAAACCCCGATTTAGACGGTTTGTCAAATAGCAACATAACTTTGATTAAATCGCTTATAGCAGAATTAGAAAATAATTACAAATACATAATTACGCATTTTCAGCAAGTAAAAGGGACCAAACCTATTAAAGATAACAAATATTTTTATTATGGTAAAATAATGGATATTTTGAGAGCAAAGAAAGAATTAACACGTGACGAAGTTCATAGGCTAGCAATTCATATATTGCTTGATGACTTGGATTATAATAAGACGGTGCTACTTGCTATTTATTTATTCAATGCTAGCTACAACGAAGAAACCGATTTTAATAAGCAATTATTGAATTATTATAATTCGAAAATATTGAAAAGCACTAATGCTAAGACACAAGCTAAGGCTTTGCTAATACCGAATAAAAGCGAGTTTAGGGATTATACCTTATATATGATAAAAAATGTAACTAAAAGTAAAAGTGAAAGTAAAAGTGAAAGTAAAAAACCTGATAATGTGATTTTAATTATTGGCGAATTTGAAGACTATAATGATTTTGATAAAGTTATTGAAGCCAATAAAATACCTAGTGAAAGTCTATCTGATGTTTTAGGAATTTTAGCAGTTAATAAAAAAATAACAAAAGAATTAGTTACCGAATTCAAAATAAAAACTGCAACAAATAAAGGGGCTCGTTGTGATCAAGCAGGAAAAGCAAATACTGAAAAGATTTTTACACTTTTAAACGTAAAAGAAGATGTGCTTAATACATTAAAAGCTCTAAATCAAACATATTTTTGCGCTGCTCAAGAAATTTATTTTCGATTATACGATATGCGTAAAAATAATGGAAAACGGTGGTTCATAAATCTCTCTGATGCACTAATAAATAGTCTATAATCTATAATTTTTCCATAATATAAATAATAATAAATAATAAATAATAATAAATAATAATAAATAATAAATAATAAATAATAAATAATAAATTAAAAAAATTATATAAATATAATTATTTATATAATTGAAATAATTTTAAAGATTAAATTATTAATATATATATTAGTATACTATGTCTAAAATACAAACTCGGAAAGCTATTCCTAATAAAGCGGTTTTAGATAATTCGCATATATTTATGCGTTCATTATTAACACAAAAGATTGTGTTATCTTTTAATGAAATAAACAATAATATTTATAATATTTTAGAGGCTAAAATCAAAAGCTTTAATGAAAACAAATGTATTAAAGAGGGGTTTATTAAAAACAATACTGTTAAATTATTGACCTATTCTAGTGGTGAATTATTTGGCAATAAAGTATTATTCGAGTGCGTATTTGAATGTTTAATTACAAATCCGGTCGAGTCGATGATAATTAATTGTGTTGCTAAATCATTAACTAAAGTAGGTGTTCGTGCTGAGTTAGTCCTAGACGATGGTTCTAGTCCCTATATTATTTTTATAGCTCGTGACCATCATTACAATAATGAAATGTTTTCACAAATAAAAGAAAACGATATTTTACAAGTTAGAATTTTGGGCCAACGTTATGAGTTAAATGATAAATTTATTAGTGTAATTGCTGAATTAATAAGTATTAATAATTATGAAACGCTTAAAAACGATTTGGAAACTGACGATTATTCAAAGCCAAAAAATAGCGTATTACAAGATGAAAATAAATTACAAATTAGGGTTCCAAAAAGTCTTGCTCAAAATATTAAAAACTATAATTTATAAACATTATTAAACATTATTAAACATTATTAAACATTATAATATTAAAAACTATTTTTTAATATAATAATAATGAGCGTTGAAAATGAAAACGAAAATGAAAATGAAAACATTACTATGAAAACTAATTTAATTGATTCTGGAAATAATGAAAATAATGCGAATTCAAGCGACTTAAGTAAATTGTGCAAAGCAATTGAAGTCCTTGAAAACTTTCACCACATTGAAATAGGTAAAATCTTAAAATTAAATAATGTTTATTTAAATGAAAATAGTAATGGTATTTTTGTCAATTTAAACAAAATCTCATATAAAACATATCAGGAGATTAATAATTATATTGATTTTGTTAAAAAACAAGAAAATGAAATTAATAAAGATGAAAAATTGAAAAGAAATTTGCAAACAACTTATTTTAAAGATAATAAAGACAAATAATACTATTTATTAAATGTTAGCTCTTACTAAGGAAGAATTAATCAAAAACATTGATTTACACGAGTTTAAGCAATATATGCTATATGAATTAAATTATAAAGAAAATGTAGTGCCACTAGCGAATAGCACAGCGAATAGCACAGCGAATAGCACAGCGAATAGCACAGCGAATAGCACAGCGAATAGCACAGCGAATAGCACAGCGAATAGTAATGCACTAGTAAGAACAGCCAATGTTCCAAGAAGTCAAATACAAATAAAATATACAAAAAAATTTAGTAAATATTATGAACCAATTAAGATTAATAATTCTAAAAATTTTGCTGATAAATTATTTTGGGTATTTTATAAGCTATTGCATAATTTTGCAGACAGCGATTTAGAAAATATTAATTCATTCAAAACAATGAAAGATTTCAAGATTGCAAGTGTAGAAAAGCTTAGGCTTCAAAAAAATATTTTGAAAGAATTCAAAATACAAAAAATGGTTGTGGAAGATGATTTAACAAATAATGAGAAAATCAGTTTTAAAACCTTTCACGCCTTATGTGTATTATATTTGATAAATGTAATTGTTGTGCGTGACAATAACACATATTGTGTGCTATGCACAAATAGCGATGAAAGCGTTATTAATTTGAAAAATTATAAGCTAATACAAATTTCAAATGTTAAAATTAGTGATACATTCAATAATTTTGATGTGCAATTAGTTACCCATTATAGCGAAGAGCAACTTCAAACATTATTAAAAAATTATTACAATATTGAAAACATTGAAAAACCATTAAAAGCATTTAGTAGTTATAGTTTAAGCGATTTAACAACTATTGCTAGTAAATTAAACATTACTATTTATGACGAACACGGTAAAAAAAAGAAAAAGCAAGAGTTATACGAGAATATATTAAAACAATTGATTTAAAGACAAGTCGCATAACTAATGGGGGGACTTTTCCGGTTTTTTTCTTTGTTTCTTTGTTTCTTTGTTTCTTTTTGTTTTCTTTGTTTCCTTTTTTATCAAAATTGATATTACTACAATATTATTAATTAATAAATAATAAATAATAAATACTATTATATATTAATTATGAGTAAAAGCAGAGTAACCAATAACACGCAAGAAACACTTAATGGCGAGCTTAGTGAGAAATTTGTAAAATATATTGACATATATTTGTCCAGTTATGCGCGATTTCCTGAAAATATGCACCCCGAATTTGAAATTCGCTTTGGAACAAAAAAAATTAAAAATATAAATAAGGTTGAATTTTATAATATTATAAAAAGCCTCCTCAATTATGATTTTAAATTAAATAATGAAAGTTATCAGTTAAAAATTATGAATGCCAGCAATATGTCTAATATTAGAACACAAATAACCGGACTACCAAACATACAAAGCTATTGCAAATTAAATAATTTTTCTGGAATTTTGGACGAGCAAAATCTCTCTTTTGTTCAAAAAGACTATTTTAAAAATGACAAAGTTGTGCTATATCCGCTAGATTTCGACGATTATAATTTTCGCGTTTGTTATCAAGTAGAGCAAAACTTTGCACTAACTCATTCTTCCATTGAAGAACTAAAAGATAAATGGAATTCGATTAAAAAAGTATTTAGATACATTAAGCGTTACGAATACAAACACCCGCAATTGCCATTTTTAGTTCATTGCAGTATTGTAAAAACATCCAAATCACAAGATGGCAGATTTATTGAACAATACAATATTAAGGATTCGGAAGTGTTTAATTCATTAGAGAACTTCGAAATAGAGATTGAATTAAATAATGAATTTATTAGCTTAAATAAATTAACCGCTAGCAAAGAATTTTTATATATTAATTTGCGAAAAGTTATTAAATATATTTTAATTGGATTGCAAGAAACCAATTATCCTGTAACAATTAGCGAGCTAATTAATGTGAGTCAAGAATATTTGAAACTAATAAAAGGCTCCGAATATAAACAACATATGACTATTAATGTTAAAGACCATATAGGTCCTTCCTCATCCACTTTACAAATGATTAATCTACTACCTGAGTCGGAAATAAACGATACTAATAGTTCTATTCCTAATATTAGAAACAATTATACTGTAACAGATAAGGCGGACGGAACTAGAAAATTATTGTATATAGCACCCGATGGGAGAATATATTTTATTCCTAATACTGTAAATTTACAGTTTACAGGATGCTATACTGAGAAAAAAGAGCTTTATAACACTATTATAGACGGAGAACACGTTTTACATAATAAAAAAGGCGAATTTATAAATATGTATGCTTGTTTCGATATATATTATTTAGGCGGAAAAAATGTTACAGGACTACCATTTATTAAATTACATAATCAGGCAGTTGTTGCTATTGCTAATGC